CCTAGATAGTGATACAGCTATCGCAGGAGAGTTCGCACCTCTCGGGGGAATGTTATTGGAGTTCATCCAGAATAACGTAGGCTTCCCTTCTTTCCTGGAGCACCCGAACGACGCGGAAGGTGGCGCGCTACGCAATACTACCCTGGCTCTTCGTCTCTTTATGAAAGAGGCGATCAGTAGTCTGGCGCAAGGTGCTGTAGATATCGGGTATGCCGACAGGCGTACAGATGGTTTCCACTGGATAAGTGTGCAAGGAAATGCCCCACTTCAATACCTGGTAGTGAACAATGAGACCTTTCGTTTTGAGGGAGGCTCAGAGACTTCTCCGTCTACCCCTGTAAAACTTCCTGCACCTGTAGATAACGACATCATCTTCGGACACTTGGAAGCTCTGAGTGCTAAGAAGAATTGGCTACCCGAAACTCCCACCGCGGAATCTCTCGTAGGAGCATCAAAAGAGGACCTGCTGGAGCTCTACAATAACTTGGTTGAATTTTACAGGTGTGGATTCCAATTCCACGACCACGACAATACCTGTAGGTTATTAGCTGCTTCAGTGATGATGATGCCCGTAATGGATGCAATGTCCCGACCCCCTCTCTTTACAATCTTAGGTGCGACAAGTTCAGGTAAATCCTCCCTCGTTGCCACCCTCGCTCATTCCCCTGAGAAAGAAGAAATCCAGATGCTGTACCACTCGGTAGCGTATTCTGGGAAGTACACTGAAGCAGGTGTAACTCAGGCAGCGTTTGGTGACAGTAGACTTCGTGTCTTGGATGAATTCGAGTTAGACAGAGGTAACCATGTAGAAATACAAAAGCTGTATGACTTTTACAGGGCTTTTGTTAATGGTGAGGCTGAACGTCTGACTGGTTCTCCGGGAGGACGGCCCAATCAGGTGCACGTACGCCACGCAATTATTCTCTCTTCAATCTCTACATCGGAAAGGCCTCAAGATAGAAATCGGTGGCTCGCAATTAATACTGTTTCTGTACCGCAACGGGATCCTTCTGAGATTTCTATCCTGAAAAAATTCAGTGCCGAGAAAATACGTAAGATGCGAAAGGTTCTCAACATGGGCGTATTTGCCCACGCACACGAGCTAAAGAAGGCGAGAGAGAGTATCAAGTATGAGTTCAACACTGCGCTTCGAATGGCGCTTCCTGTTCCTGTAGAAGCTAGATTCGCTGAGAACTTATTTGCGGCAGCAGCTATGTTGAAATTCCTGGGGATAGATTGGAAAGCTTTTATTGCGTCCTACGTGGACGGCAATGAACATACCTTCACAGACATAGAGGCTGTATCTGAATCCGACAGCAAACTGAACCTGCTATTACGCGGTACTGGTATTTACGACCACGAGATGCGCCAGAAAACAAACGTGAGTATGCTGCTATTACAGAGTGACAAGCGTGAAGCTATTAACAATTCAGCCTGCGGAGCATACTACGACGCACCTAAGAAACTACTGTTGTTCCTTCTCGATCAGGCGATCCCTCAGTTGATTCGCCCAGAGACTATCAAGGAACAGAAAATCACACCTATGCGAATGCGGGAGATTCTCAAGCGCCACAAGAATGCGTTGTCTCCTGATGAAATACTACAGTCCGGTGTAATCAATCGCGCTCAATCTTGTTTGGGAGCCGGGATCCAATTGGCAGACGTAAGCGTCTTCCAGGCGGACAGATGGTTGCAACCTTCAATCCACATAGCCCCTTCTCTTCCCAAGGAGGAGGAAGAAAAAGAAGCTCCACCTGTGGAACAGGAAGAGGAGGAGGAAGTAACAGATGACGACCTCACAAACAATTTCAAATGGTGAGCCGGACATTGAATGTGGGCTTTGCGCTGAAGACGCATGGAACGGCTCGCGCTGTGCGAGTTGCCCTCTAAGTAGAAAGCGACACTATACCCGAGGAATTGGTGCCGACCTACACTCCGCAGACTTCTTTGTCGTAGCAGAATCTCCGCACATCCTGGGACCATCCGGAAGCATGGATAACCATTCCGGATGGAACCTGGATACGGAGAAGCTGGTACTTAATCTAGTGTCCGACTACAAAAAGAGAATGCGCGGAGATCACGCTGAACTCGAAGGGAGATACACTTACGCCGTAAGGTGCATAGAAGATAAGCCCAAGAAGAAAATAATCGACTGCTGTTCTACACTCTTCCATACTGAGCTTACGGAATACGCCGTAGAGCACCGGCCTATTATGGTCTTTGCTTTAGGCCCGGCAGTGCTCAAATCGTTGGGAGTTAAGTACGGTAAATACAATGACATCCAGGGAAAGTTTCTTGAGGTTACAATACAAGGACGCAGAGTACTCGTATACCCCTCACTCTCTAAGCGGCAACTGGCCTCAAAAGCAGGGTACGTTGACGTGACAAAGAGGCACCTCGGTAATTTTCTGGATGGTGCTGTAGGCAACAAGAACGGGCATACGGTGGCTACTGAGGTAAGCATGCCGCAGCTCACTGAAGAGTATGAGTTTCCTCGGACCCCTGCTGAAGTAGAAGACCTCGCGCTACACATCATTAACTATGCACGTCCAGGAGAAGACCCTGCAGGGGCGATGCTGTCTATCGATACGGAAACGAATACGCTTTTTCCCCATAGGCCTAAGCTGAAAATGCTTAGTGTAGTGGCCGCATGGGATAAAGGTAAAGCGTGCTCTATTCCATTCGAACACCCTGATACACCTTGGGACCCTGGGGAAGTACGCCAATCAATCTGGAAGATACTAACTTGCAATAAGCCTAAAGTAGGACACAACTTCAAATTCGACATCAAAGTACTTGAGCGAAAAGGGTTCAAGGTTAGACAGGCACGTTGGGACACCATGCTGGGAGAACATCTCCTGGAAGAAGACAAGAAGGGATACTACAGTCTGAAGCATCTTACCAAGCTGATGCTCCCACGGTACGCAGGGTACGAGGATCAGCTGCACGACATTCTGACCCTTCTGGAAGCTCCTACACAAGTACTGCAATTGAAACAAGAAGAAGAGAACGTGCCTCCTGTTGTTCCTAAGTCCAAATTGAAAGGAGCCGCAAAGAAACTGGCGCAAGACATAGGGTATCTGCACATCCCCCTGAAGGAACTGAACGAGTACGGCGCAATAGATGCAGACGTGACACGTCAGTTAGCGGGAATGCAGCGTAAGCGCATGCTTATTGAGCAGAAACACATAGTAAAAAGGCGTAATGAATATCTGCGAATGCCGAACGCCTACTTCCGAGCTATTGGCCAGCCGGGCACAACTGAAAGCGCTCCTCTAGAACACCTGATGCAGCACCACTGTATTCCAGCGACCAAGACATTGGCGCAAATGGAGTCAATTGGTATGCGTGTGAATCGGGAGTACGTAGATGATTTGCTTATAGATATGGATCAATCCTTACGGGAGTCCCGACAGGAACTCAACCAGATGATTCCTCCTGGGATCACTTTCAACGGGGAGCCTTTCAATCCTGGGAGTGCTCCAAATATCCGTAAGGTACTTTTCGGTACAGGCTACCTTCACCCCAAAACTAAGGAGACTATTTGTTATAAGGGAATCATAGACCCTCCTACGACTGCCACAGGCCTGGTATCTACTAACCAGGCATTCTTGCGTAGCATCCTTGTGCAGCACGAGTGTCCTTTTGCAGCTGCTATTCTCTCCTTCCGCGCTACGAGTAAAGCGCGCAATACTTTCGTGGCTAACATCCACGCCCTAAGTGCAGAAGACGGACGTATGCACACCTCTTTCCATATCGCAGGCGCTTCGACGGGACGTTTGTGTGTTTCAGGGGACACTCTTCTGGAAACTACCTCAGGAACGTTTAGAATCTCAAAACTCGACTTAGTTAGCTTTCCAAATGCACAGATACTGACACACAAGAATCGTCTGCGGAGAATACTGAATGTATTCTACAAGGGAAAAGAGCAGATGTACCGCGTTGTACTTGAGAGTGGAGAACAAATTGACGTCACGAAAGGACATCGGTTCTTTACTCCCTCAGGAGTACAGCATCTTTCTGATCTCACTATCGGAGCACAGGTTACATCCATAAAAAGTGGTCGAAAAAATCCGTTCTGCTCTAGCCCAATCGTAGACATCAGCCCCATAGGTGTAAAAGAGGTTTGGGACATCGAGGTAGAAGAAGACCACTCTTTTGTCGCCCAGGGGTATGTCAACCATAACTCATCGTCCGACGAGAACATGCAAAATGTTCCGCACAGGATACGGAATCACAACCTCAAACAAATATTTATCCCTACGCACCCAGACAAGGAGGTAATAGGAAACGCAGACGCTAAGGCTGCAGAGGTACGGGTATACGCCGCTTACAGCGGAGATGCCAACCTGATCAAAGCCCTCAACGATGGAATGGATCCACATAGCTTCTTTGCCTCAATGGTCTACAGCCCTGACGTAATTCTAAAAGGGATACCTTCTGATCTGAAACATGAAACACTTGCGACTGTAGGCATTGATGATATTCATAGCTGGAGCTACGCGGACTTCCAGAACAGAGACAATTTCTCAGGCACAGATACGGCCTACGGCTCACGCCTAAATTCTCTGCGAAAAACTATCAAGCGTGTGGTCTTCGGCATTCTATATGGAGCTTCACGTAGGAAGATCTCACAGATCGTAGGCATTCCTCCTGCACAGGCAGAGGTTATTATCCGCGCATTGTTCAGTATGTTCCCGACAATAGAGAAGTACATCAGGCGGACAGAAGAGCAGGTCAAGCTTCTCGGAATGGTAGAGACCTTCTTCGGTCGCAGACGACGCTTTGACCTGAAAAGACTTACGTACTCCATGCGCAGCAAAGCTAACCGCCAAGCAGTCAACTTCAAAATCCAAAGCACTTCATCTGACATGGTACTCAATGTGATGTGTAAGATGGAAGAGCCTCTCAGACGGGACTTCAGAGGCAGGATGCTAATCACAGTGCATGACTCTGTCGTGTTCGAGCTTCCTAAGGAATACGTATCTCAGATGCCTGACTTCGTACAGGATTACGGGGTAAAGCAGGTAGCGGAACGTTTCCCTTGGATGCCCGTACCGTTTGAGTGGGATGTAGAAGTAGGTCCAAGCTACGGAGAACTTACTTCCGTAGAGAACTATCTGAACGATAATCCAGAGTATATCCAGGGAGATGCCGACGAGCACCTGGAGCAGGATATCCGAAGTGAGTTTATAGATATAGGTAATTGAGTTTTCGTGGCCCTCAAACACATTAATTGGAGCCAACCTCTCGGCTGAGATGTAACATCTCAAAGAAGCGTCCTGTGTTCAAAGCAATTCCGGATTAATTCCACCGCGAATTAATCCTAGTTTAGCAATTAATGGTAGAACTTCATATCGTTCTGCACCAGTTTGAGGGCCACCCATCCAAAGATGGCCGCGTGGAGGCAGTCGTCCGGTCGCTGCGGCGAATGTCTCCACACCTTGCGGCCACTCTGGGTTACTTCTTCATACTCGTTAAGAATGTCTTCTATAGCTACGTGCATTTCAGACAAAGGCCCAAACTCTACTTGAGCCTTCTTCAGTATCATGAAGAAGTTATCTATGAGGGTAGTTCTGTCTGCGGTATATCTGTCCCTGCCGTTCCATTTGATAGGTTCTTTCTGTGCACCGTACTGTACCTGATGGACTCTGTGCGGTCCGAGCTTAGTAGCTAACGTACTGTTTGCGAGCATTCCTTCTCCGGCATCACCTATTACCATAGATACTTCGTAGCCCGCACAGATTGTTGCGATCTCCTCTACGGTATGTACGGGGTTGGTGTTAGGGAATACTTTGTAGTACTTACAAACTAATTTTTGGTCATGAGGCCGGAACCCCCAGATCCACAATACCGTCCGAGAGAGCCCAGACTGCCCTCCTCCTGACCAATCAACCCCTGCCACATGTAAGGAGTACCCTTGGAAGTCAGGGGCAGCAGGGAACTGTACGAGGGCTGGTCCCAGGCATAGGGACTCGAGCTCTTCCAGACTGATAAGACGAGCACCTATCGCGTCTGAAACCCCCAACACTTCATTTTTGAAGACCGCCATGCTGGTGGCCTCCTCGTACTTACGCAGGATACGGGCCCATCTCTTCTCCGCAAGAGCCAACCTGTCCGGCCCCTGTCCCTGCATAGCAGCAGGAACATTCGAAGGCATTATCAGCTGATTGATATGGAATCCTTTTAAGATTGTTTCTGGATGTATCTGGTCAATCTTAGGAGGGTTCGTGTCTATCCATTGCCCGTTGCGGGGATTAAGCGGTGCCCGACAGCCCAGACACTCAGGTCCGCGCTTACCTATGCAGGCATCTGACACAATAAACTGATGTTTCTTGCAGGCGTCACATTGGATCACCCACTCTGTCTGCGTGCTCTTCTCCCATAAGTACTCAATGGTGTTCTCCATTGTCTTGGGAGTACCTGCGTAAGTTTCAAACTGATAGTCAGACTCGGAAAGGGTCTCGTTCCCTACAATAACAACAGGGTCATACAGCAGGTCCTGTATCTCATCATAGTTGGTGCGGTCTACGGAGGGTCCACGCAGCCTGTCCGCATCGTCCAACGCGTACGTAAACAGCATCTCTGCTCCATTAGTGAACTGCTTATGGAACACACGGTCTGAGAGTTCAGGGTGCAGAAAGCGCCTGTTAATAATAGGAGAGTACCGCATAGTCTTCTGTACTCTGGAATTGGAGAAACGTACTGTCTGCTCCTTGCTGGGAGTAACGAACATTGAGGAAAAATGAGGTATAAGACTGCACTCAACAATGCAAAAGTTGGCCAGGGTAGTAGACTTACCTACCTGCCGACTTGTCTTTAACAAGGTGCGTAAGTGCCTACCGTCGTATATGGCGCGATGCATTGGCCAATCATCCAAGCGGAAATCTTTACCGTCTAGTTTGATCCAGGCCTCAGCTACATCGCTCAAGTATGCGCTAAGTGGTGCCATCGCACTAACCATAGTAACAGGAGGATCATATGGCAAGAAAAGAAGCGAAAGAAACATTGTCCTACGCCGAGAGATACGACATCCCTTCGGGGAACATCAGCGAGATCAAAGAACAACTCAAGTTCGCCATGGAGCACAAAGCATTCAGAGGAGTGTGGTGCCTCGTTGGGGAAGCGGGTATGGGGAAGTCCCAAATCGTGCACCAGGTAGCCGAGGAGATGGGTGCGACTGTATGTGACGTGCGGACAGCACACTTCGGACTGATGGGAACGGGAATACCGTCCGTGAAAGATGCCAAGGGAGAGAACTTCTTCAAGATCAAACTTCCAGAAATCTTTCCAGGGGAAAACGAAAAGGTAATCTTAAACTTTGACGAGCTGAACCAGGGTCAAGCGCACGCGATATCTATGTTCTTCTCAATGATCGAAGATAGGAAGATGTTCGATTACATGCTTCCGAAGGATACTCTAGTAGTGGCAACCATGAATCCGAATACGGAGCAGTACGCCGTAACGCAGATCGAAAACAACGCCGCACTTCGTCGCCGATTGAAATTCGTGTATGTAATCCCGAGTGCCAAAGAGTTTCTCAAGCATGCGGCATCGGAGAACTTCCACTCCACGGACGTGGATATCGAGGCTCTCGGAGGAAGAAAGCCTTGCCATCCGGCTATTCTCGAGTATTTCGAAACGAAGCCTACCGAGATCGACAACAAGAGGGCAAGAGAGTCGAACAAATCCTATGTATGTCCTGCAACTATCCAAACAATCTCAATGAACGCGTACCTCCTTGAGCAAGAAAAGATTCCTCTAGAAGGAAGCTTTGCCTATCTGATGTTTGCCTCGAGCATCGGGCAGGCCTCAGCATCAAGCATCTCAGCGTTCATGAAGGATAGCGCTACAGCTATCAACCCCCTGGACGTGTTAGAGCGTTATTCTAAGGTGAAGAAGAAGGTGGACAAGCTCATATCTAGCTCCAACAACGAAGTATTGATGGAGCTGAATATGAATGTACTGAGCATTCTGTTCAGCAAATGTCCTGCCAACATCACACGAACTGCGAAGAACTTTGTGAAGTTCATCGTGGATCAGCCCACGGAGAATACAGGCTCAATAATGTACTCGATTCGCAAGGTAGCTGAAGACAACGGGTCGGAAGATTACCTGAAGGATCTGATGCGGGAGATGTACCAACATGACGAGTGGGTGGAAGCCCATAAGAACATGGACGAAGCGCACAGAGCTGTGGATCAGGATTTCCGATCAGGTAAGGCGAAAGCCTAGCAGCTCCTCAGCTAAATCTTCCGACCGCTCCCGAACATAAAGATAGCAAATTGCCAACTTGGTAAGCTGTACGTCTACCGGTGTCTCCGAGAAAGTAGTACTCTCGAGCCGGTTTTGATTTACAGCTTTCCAAGCTTTGGCGACATCTTTTTTCATCGGTGCAGTATCCACAGGATACAAGCTGGTCAGCGCATCAGTAGAATAGCGGAGAGGCTTTGGAGGGTAAATACATCCCGCACGCTTCAACACTACAGCTGTAAACATCTGTACGTCCTCGTCGAACTCCGGGATCATCTCTGGATCATCAGGGTCTAGCCCTCGGATTATTCCAGCCTCATAAACTGCCCAGCACATGTGGCTTATCGCAGGCTCCTGAAGTGCTTCAGGATCGAAAGGCTGGTCGTTAAGTGCCTGTACAGTCTGTTGGAATACAATGCTGTCCCAGTAGAAAGAGGGATTCAGAACCAAGGTAATAGCAGCTTGCAACTTGTTGCGGGCCTCTTCTTCCCATATGTAGCCGTCCCCTTCGAAGGTCTGCCACATAGTCTCCGGTTCCCAAGTGAGGATGTCCAGACTGTATACAGTCCTGGCTGCCATGTACAACGCAGCAGCCGTATGGTTGTCGGGAGCCTTCATCAATTGTTCGGCATACTCCTCCTGTGCTGCGGTCTTCGTAAGCTTCCGCTGCATGGTAGGGATATGCGATACAAGTTTATCTACGGGTTCGTACATTACTTTTTATAAGGCTTTAGCTGTGTGACCAAAGTGGTCTTCACATCCTGAGGAAGAGTCATGATCACTTCGCTCAACTTGTCGGGACTCACCTCTCCGTCAGTTGTGATCTCGGACACCACATCATCTCCTAAAGCATCTTTCCAGAACGTAACGGGGATCCCACCCAGCAATGTCTTATCAAAAAACTCACCGTTAATCTGGACTTGTTCCGAGGCCAGTTTCTCTGTGTTGAATACACTACGGAGAGGATCTGGGACTCCTTTTGCATAGTACGCATCTACCCCCGACTGTTTGTCGAGACCTTCCAGTAGTCTTGCTACCTTCACCTGCTCTACCGTTTCTGCAATGTACGGGTCCCGTTTCTGTAGTTCTTTTTCCAGCATACTATATGCAGGTGCCACCTCTGATCCAAGCTTAGTCGCAACGGAGCACCTTGCAGCCACATAGTCCTGCAGACGCCTGGTGCTTGTCATAGTGAAGCTGCCCAGCTTATGGGTGAGGGGGCGTAACTCTACGGCGTATCGCGCAGCAACCTTCACCAGATTACGCATGGCAGTAGCACGGTCTGCTATATCCAGCTCATTGTAGCGGGAATGAAGGGCTTCCTCTGCGTACCCAACATCTGCGGCCTCCTTAATCCTGAAACGGCTTTTCTCAGGGAGAAGCCACTCCTCATTAGATGCTTCTTTCTCGAGTTGAAGGGGGGCCTCAAACGCAGAGGTGTCGATGTCGTAAGCGTCTACTGCAGTGTCCAGCCGTTCAGTTACATCTGAAGGAAGGGCGCTTGCATGCTTACTGTAGCCGTACGAAATGATCGCATGCTCACGATTGTGGATAGGGAACTGTCGGCGTCCAGGCCACGCAAACGCATGGTCCGGCAGGTCACTGAGTTCCTGTACTCCCAGCTCTGCTTCTTTAGTCATCTCCCGCATGTGAGGATACTCATCCAAAACAACCCGAAGCAGCGCATGGCCGGCGTCATTCGTCTGGTCGATAATTTTATGCATCTTTAGTCCTTCATCCATTTTCAGTGAAACAACAAGAATTATAGACGAGGAAGTAAAAAAATGAAAACTCAAAATGCTCTAAGCGAAGTCCTTCAGTGGGCTTGTAGCCCGAGAGGAGGAAACAACCTCTACGGGAGGATCTTGAACGGCTGTAGCCGTAAGCCTACACCAGGGCTTGGAACGGCTGCAGTGGCCCTGACCCCACAAGGGAAATACCTATTCCTATACGACCTGGAATGGTTTACGGCTCAGCCAAGAGCGTTCCAAGTGTTGGTAGTTGTGCACGAAGCTGCGCACTTGGTCCTGGAACACATACCGAGAGTGTTTCGGTACATGGTACACTTTGATGACCATAAGCAGTACAAGCGATACGAGCCCATCTTCAACATCGCCATGGATATGGCAGTGAATGACGTGGCGCTACGCCCATTTGTGGAGCAGAATCGCGATTACTTTGGAGACGTGGCTAAGCCTCTGGTTTGGCCTGAGCAAAGGGACTACCCCAAGAACAAAACATTCGAAGAGTACACCGCGCTCCTTATTGAAGATCTACAAGAGCACGGCTTCGACGTAGATGCCTATCGGATAGGAGAATTCAAAGGCGCACAAAGTAGTCCTGATGCGGGAGGTTCCGGTGATTCCGGTGATTCTGAGGAGGAGAAAGAGTCAAAGGGTTCTGGAGGCTCTGACGAAGAGAAAGAAGAGAAAGAGGAGAAGGCTCCTCAGAACGTAAGCGAACAGATGATGCAAGACGAGAGCGTCCCGTCATGGTTCCGGGATCTATTGAGACAGCAGGCTCCGGGCCACATATCCCACCTGGATATAGTCGAGGGTATGACCGAGTCCGAGATCGAACGAGCTATTGAGCAGGCTAAGCGTGAAGGAAAGCGCATAGTCAATTCTGCGGTAGAGCAGACACACAAAGGCCGGGGTGTTATCCCTGGGCATCTGCAGCACCTGATAGACGCGCTACTGGAAGAACCTACGATTCCGTGGGAAGTAGTACTGCGTGGGATGCTCAAGTCATCCATATCGGCAAAGCTTCGTGAGAGCACCGTTATGCCCAACGCAGGGCTCGCGCACCTGGAAGCGGACCTCATAGAGCCTTACCCCTTCTACCAGCGAGACATGACGTTCCACATTGATCTGTGCGTAGATACCTCCGGGTCAGTTTCGGATACTGAGTATATACAGTTCATGGGAGAGATTGCAGGCATACTGCGCGCAGAAGAAGGAGTATCCGCCCGCTTCATCGCATTCGATCATGCTATCCAGCAAGAGGAGCTACTCTCCTCCGATAGCAGCGCCTTTACCGACTCTCCCGAAGGGATGCGCCGTTACGGGTACGGAGGAACACAATTCAATTCAGTACTTAGGCGGGTATTGGGAACAGATACAGAGGACGATTGGCTGGAAGATGCAGACAGGATAACCGAGAGGGTACCTACTGCGGATCTGGTGATTATATTCACCGATGGGTATGCCCCGATATCCTCAGATAAAGGCGGTCCTATTCCAGAACTGTCACCTCCGGCCCCTCTCATATGGGCAATTACCCCTTCAGGGAAAACACATCCTGACATGGTAAGAACACTCCAGATAGGAGGGTGATCCATGACAACAATCTACTGCGTAAAAATACGCCGTAAACTGCTCAAGTCATTACGGAGAGTATTGTCCGACTCCTTCCACGTCTTTCCGTATGACAGGGTGTACCTTGTACCGAAAACGAAAGTACACGTAATTCCTCGGATGTTTCCCTACTGCCTCGAGATGCCCCTCACGATACCCCTCCTAGACGCACTGAACCAAGTTCACGTGGAGTACGTGCGGAAAGTACCGCTGCACCGAGATAGCAGCACAGAAACTGCTACGCCCACTAAGACATACAACTTTTTCGAAGGTGGAAAGTATACCGACTGGAGCGGCTGGGCGATGGTCGTACCTACTCAAATAAAGCAGCATTGCCGTCCGGAAAACATACGAAACGTAGGCGTCAAACATCTCCAGTACGTTCACAGCGGAGCAATGCGCCCCTACGCCAATACGCGTGCAGAGATGCCATCGATAAAACTGCATACTCCAGAGCGTACTATCGCACTACTCTGCGCAGTGTGTGATCACATTTTAGAATATCAGGCAGGAAAATGCGTTCCTGGAACTGGAAAATGTGAACAGCAAGGGGGCGCAAGATGACACACGGGTTCTCTAACACAGAAGTCGTCATGATTAAAACACCTGATATCCCGGAAGACATGCCCTTTCTGATCGACGACTGCACTCTGGCTTTTTTCCTGGGCTTTAATACCAGGATTCTCTGGTACGCAATCACGCGCAAAGACGAACTGTATACTCGACTAACAATCCCTAAAAAGTCTGGAGGTAGCAGGGTAATACATGCTCCCGATAAGGTGATGAAACTTTTCGGAAAGAGGATCCTCGAGCGCCTTCTCAATCCTCTTCAGAAACAGCTAGGGGACCACGTAACCGCTTATCGTGAAGGGCGCTCAACGCAAATGGCAGTGGAACAGCATGTCCCTGAGTGCCCTATCTGCGATACAGCTCCTCCGGGAACGGAACATGACTGCCCGCACAGAGGCACATACTTCAATCTCGACCTGAAGAACTTCTTCCCCAGTACACGCAGAGTATGGATACGCCAGTACTTCAAGCAGGTGATCGGGTACAGCCATTACGTATCTGATCTCCTGGCGTCCCTGGTCACAGTCTACGCGTTCACAGATTCTTCCGGCTACCAGTTCTCAGGGGTACCGCAAGGTAACCCTGCCAGCGGTGCTATCTGCAATTTAGTTGCGGACTGGATGCTAGATACTCCGATGCTCGCACTCATAGATGACCTGAATAAAGAACAGGGTCTGGAAGGAGAATACGCATGGAAATACACGCGATACGCCGATGACCTGGCATTCACTTGTGGCAAGAGGTTCTCTTACTACAAAAGAATGGCAATTCTTAACAAGCTGATGAACGTGTGTACTCGCAGCGGTTACGCCGTAAACCACACCAAAACCCGCATATGGGATGGACGCCACCGTAAGGCATTGCTGGGAGCGGTGTTTAACACCCATACGAATATCCCAAGAGATCAGTACATCTCTGTCAGATCCTTAACCTACAACTGCTGGAAGCACGGCTTTGAATCCCAATGTTCCAGAGCAGGCAAAGACTCAGAAGAAGAGCTGCGTTGGTGGCTCTTAGGGCGAATAAACTACATGGAACAAATACATTCCGGCAAAGGACAGCAGCTTAAGTCTGTGTACAACGCTGCAGTGCAGAAATATGACAAAAACAAAACGCATCCAACAGCTTAACCGTGTATTCACCTATGCAGTAGGTCCATCAGGAAACACTGAGCTTCTATTCTCATCACTTGACCCTGAAGATAACATACTGTCTCCGGAGACCTTTGAGCTAATACAAAACACTGCGTTGGTGCACAAGCTTGTAGGGCATCCCAACATCGTATACAGCCACGATATCCCAGTACCTCATCCTGTGATTCGCGTTACGTCTGAGACAGACGGTTACCTGGCCCGACAATTATCTACGGCAAAGAGGGGGGACTGTATCTACATTAACGGCAGCCCATCAGAGATGGAGCACGTAGACCTTTCTCAGACATACGATTCGTGCTCTCTTCCACACAAATACGCCCTAGGATGCCATGAGTGCATCCGCCTTAAGGCCGATGAGGTACCGGCGATGTGTAGGATTAGGGAGCTACTGACCACTCCCCGTGAGTACGGGTACCGCGCAGAAGAGGACCTGCTGGACGTCCTGGAACATCTTGAAACTACGATAGGACCATTCACATACATAAGTCCTGCGCATACGCGGACAGCGTACTTTACCCAGAACGACCGTCCGATAAACCAGCACAGCTTCGCTAATGTATCCGAGAACCTCGAGTCCGCAGCGAAAGGAGGAAGAGAAGCTCATCGGGTAATTAAATTCAAGAAGACAGAATGTTCACGGTGCCTAGTACAGTCCGTCTGTGACACAGAAGTGAAGTGGTGCCCTTCGCCTTACCTCAAATCTGAAAAGGAGTACAGTGCTGCGTCAGTAGCGAAAACACATATACCTTTTACCCGTGCGCAGATTAAATATCTGCTCATTAACAGCGGCCGCCTCCACGCCAGGTACAACCGCAGGCTATACGCACTTACGTTCCACCTAGAGTCACCTGACCAGACGCTCCAATTCGGTCTCCGGAGGACCACTGCAAGCTGGTTTAATTTCACACCTTTCAAAACGTTCAAAGAAGCAGAAAGGGTAATCCAGTCTCACGGCTACGACAGGAAGTGGGACGATGACCGCTACGGGAAACTGACCAACCTGCAACTAGGTATTCTACTGGCAGCCGCCAGGGAAACGTACAGCCCAACCAACCAAAATGGGTGGAGAACTACGAGCTACCCTAAGCACTACCTCGAAGGACACCCTCGCGCAGGGTACACACTGAGATATGCGAGAGGGAGAGAAGGACATCTTCCCTGGAACACCATCATCCAAAGCTGGGAAGGTCTCTACCTAAATTGGGGGAGATTCGACCACTCAATCCGCTAAACACTAAGAGGATCAAACGTGGGGCACACGGCTACTACTGCAGCTAGGGCCGTGTCCTCCGCCTCTTGTGCTACTACTAAAGAGGCTTCGGCCTCTTCTTTTGCTGTCACTGAAGTTGCAACGGCCTGGTCTTTAGCTTGTTTCTGTCCAAGAGCGGCTGTGTAGTTCGCCGCTGCAGCGGCACAGAATGCTGCAAACTCAGCATCCAATGTAGCTCCGTAGTTTTCCGAGGACTGGAATAGTGCGAGAGGTCCTGTTTGGAAATTTGCAGGGTCACTACTGTAAGAATTCAGTGCAGTGAATACCGTGCTCCAGTCGGGATCTGTAGGTGCTACCGGGTAAGTAGACCCAGAGTGAGCATCATAAGCCGCAGTGATACTCGTAATGAACCCGCTGTATCTGTTGTTCTGCGTTACAATGCTGGAAGAGAATGAGCCTACCGCACCGTAGTAATTTGTCCATGCCACCAGTCGGGCTGAGTCACAGAAAGATTTTTCACTCTGATAGATAGCAACAATCTGTGCGGCAGCAGACGCCTCCGCTTCAGCGACAGTTACATCAGTGTCTGCGTCAGTTACGGTACCTTCCGCAGCAACGCGAGCCACCTTGGCTGCAGTGTACGCGTTGATAAGCGCCTGTTCGTAGGAAGGATCTACTGTGGGGTATACATCAGAAGAAGACCCTTCAAACTCAGTGACGTATGTGTACCAGGCCTTTACTCCGTCATTAACGCGAGACTTTACGGCGTCTTTTGCCTGTACTGCGACATCCAGCGTTAAATACTCTCTCCGAAGTTCTGACGATAGGTACGTAGTCTCTCCTGCAATAATTGCAGCGGTGCGGTTATTGTTAACGTTCTCCAAGTCGTAAGGATTACCTACACGCTCGAAGGTGTCATCTTTAGGATCAGCAGGGTCGACTACGCTGTACACAAAGAACTGCAGGTAAGGTAGTTCCCCTTTGTCCACCACAGTAGTGATGATCGTGTACTTCAGCGTACCGTCCGCTAACATTTCCTGGAGACATTCCTGGTCTACTGTTGTAGTTAACATTGCTATCCTGTGTACGTGTAGTCGTTAGTTCCTTCGAAGCCGTCAATAGCTTTCGGGAACTCTCTTGCTAAAAATGCTACTCGTTCTTTTGTGTAGTTCGAATAAGCTTCGGCACTCTCTACCGTATTACGGTCTTCTATTACCCCTGCTTTTCGGTAGTAATTGTAGCCGTGGAGTTCTGCCTCTTCCGAAGTAACGTACGGGATATTTTCTATGTCAAATGGGGTAGCTACGTGTGAGAACTCATTGCAGTCGGCAGTGTACACGAAAATTTCAGGAGCAATCCCTGTAGCGTATAGCACGTCCATCTTTACGCGGTAACCTCCGCCCTCAATAAGCGACTGCACAACCCTAAGGTCAATAGTGACACTCATTCGTATACCTCAATGTCTATTCCGGAGAATTCCGTCTCGTCTATATTCGTGGCATCCACGAGCGCCTGTGCTTCAGAGCTAAGAGCTGCCTGCTTATTCGCCCCTACAGTGATATCCGCGAACATATCTACGTGCTCTGAAATACGCACTGCATCTGAGTTGCCGATACTGTTTCGAACAGTGTATCCGTTGGTTCCTGTGCTGTACGGTATCGGCCAGGGAAGAGGTCCTGAGGGCCCTGGGTACCCGGAATAAACCTGGAATGACCCGCGACAGAAAGAGGGGAAAGGATACACCGCACCCGCAACATCAATTTCAATTATCGCACCGAACTGTGCGAGAACCATGAAGTCCAGGAACGTACCTACGTGTCCGAGCTTCACCCACTCATCCCGCATAGGTAGACGTAAGGTGTCTCCTGGATTGACGGTCACGCCAGAAAACTCTGTAGCATTGTAGAACACCAAAGGAGTGGCCACTGCCAGATCCACGAGTTCTGTAGGATTCGCAATACGCAGGATACGTTCGTCCTGCGAGGTACTTGCTTCCTGGATTATGATGGACTCCTCCAAAGTGCCGGCAGGTTCCGTCGCAGGAAACGGCAGCACTTCAGTTTTCATGTAGTACCCTGAGCCCAAAATATCTTTATCGTATTCAATGGTTAGCTGGGCCATTTACCGTTTGACCTTTCTCGTATTATCTGCCAAAAATAGTAAGCCATGTCAACACTACCGTCAAGAAGTTACCTAGGGATTGATCCTTCTCCTCGCAGCACGGGCCTCGCAATTCTCATCCAGGGTAGCCTGTACACTGAGACAATAAAAACCCAGTGCAAAGGGGCAGACCGCCTATTTGAGATCCATGACCGAGTACATACGCTCCTAACTGAAAAAGGCGCAGAGCTAAGCGGGGCCTGTATCGAAGGGGCAGCGTACAACGCGAATACTCGAGCAGACGACATGGGACAAGTACGGGGGGTCCTCCTCCTGGCGTTGCTCCAATTCAAGCTTCCGTTCCTGGTTATTCCTCCTGCACAGCTAAAGAAATACGGTGCTGCCCACGGCGCAGCTACCAAGAACAAAATGATTGCAGCAGCGAAAAAAGAGTGGGGTATCCTGCTGCCCGATGATGAAGCGGACGCTGCATGGCTCGCACACCTAGCGCAGGGGTTCTTCGATACCCCTCCTGTGAAGCGTCATCAATTAGAGGTAATTCACGGTATAAGGGAGACCGTGCACAAAGACCGTGCCCACTTTACTTACACCAAAGGCATGTAAAAAATGTTTCAACTCAAGCAATTGTTCACAGAAGAAGAAGATCCGTTCGCCCAAATTCAATGGGAAAAAACCGACATCACAACCAAGGACAAAGATGGCAATACTATCTACGAGTGTCTCGATGCAGAGTTCCCCGCTGACTGGAGCGATGAATCTCGGCAAGTAGTAGCCAGCAAGTACTTCAAAGAATCCAGAACTGATGGAACTCCCGAAACCAGCATTCGCTCAATGATTCACCGCGTAGTGAAGGCCATTACGTCTAGTGGCGTCGAACAGCAATACTTTGCGGATGACGCAGAAGCCGCTGTGTTCAGTAAAGAACTGACGTACATTCTAGTCCACCAGTTAGCCACCTTCAACTCCCCGGTCTGGTTTAACGTGGGAGTTGCAGGCGTGAAGAACCCGCAGGTATCTGCGTGCTTCATCAATTCCATAGTTGACGATATGTCCTCCATCTTAGACCTCGCCAAAGTAGAAGGTATGATCTTTAAAGATGGTTCGGGGAGTGGCGTCAACCTGTCACCCTTGCGCGCATCCACTGAGAAGCTCAAAGGAGGAGGCACTGCGTCAGGGCCCGTGTCCTTTATGCAAGGGTACGATGCCTTCGCTAATGTGATCCTGTCTGGAGGAAGGATGCGTAGAGCCGCCCGTATGGTGATGCTTGACGCAGACCATCCGGACATTGAAGAATTTATTGAATGTAAGGTAAAGGAGGAACGGATAGTTGAGGTTCTGGCTGAGGGCGGAATCACTCCTGAATGGAACGACCCTAACAGCGCATACATTCACGCTAAGCACCAGAGCGGTAACAACTCCGTACGCCTAACAGACGAGTTCATGCAGAATATCCAGGAGATCGTACGTGGCTATCGCCCAGACGTAGATTGGAAGCTCGTCAATAGAGTAGGAGGGGACACAGCAAAAACAGTTTCTTCCAAAGCACTATTCACACAAATAGCAAAAGCTGCGCACGCTTGTGGTGACCCGGGAGTGCAGTTCCACGACACGATAAACAACTACAATACCTGCTCCGGAGACGGGGAGATAACTGGCTCCAATCCCTGCAGTGAGTTTCTATGGCTGAAAGACTCTGCGTGTAACCTGGCCAGTATCAATCTGGACCGCTTCCTGGTTGACGCAACTACTTTTGATACCACGCGCTTCAAGCACGTAGTTAACGTTATGATTCTCGCGCAGGATATTCTGGTAGAGTTAGGAGCCTATCCTACAAAAGCTATCAGGAAAAACAGCATTTCTTATCGCCCATTGGGCCTGGGGTACGCTAACCTGGGCGGCCTGCTGATGCACATGGCGCTCCCATACGACAGTGACGAAGGCAGGAACGTAGCCGCATCTATTACAAGTCTGATGACCGCTCAGGCATACCTCATGAGTTCATATATTGCCGCACGTCTGGAACCCTTCAGCCACTATGAAGCAAACCAATCTTCCATGTCAGACGTTATTGACCTCCACTACTCCGATACAAAGAAGCTGAACAAAGACGTTCTCACGCTCCAGGGAGTTGCCGTGAAAGCGTGGCAGGACGTTACGGGGATAGGCCTGGGACGCAGGAAATCTGTAGAACAGGCTACCGGGTTCCGAAACGCACAGGTGACGCTCCTGGCTCCTACAGGGACCACTGGATTCATGATGGGAGTAGCTACTACAGGAATCGAACCTGACATAAGCCTCCAGAAAACGAAGTCCATGGTAGGTGGAGGGCTGATGACTTACGTTAATCCCAACGTAACTGAGGCTCTTCAGGCACTGGAATATACAGAAGAAGAGATAGCTACACTGTATGTCCAGATACAAGAGAAAGGCCACTTGGAAGATACGCTGTTGGCCTCTGAGCACTTACCGATATTCGACTGTGCGCTGACGGTGCCGGGACAAACACGGCACATTTCGGTAGAGGGACATATTGGAATGGTGGCTGCAGTGCAACCTTTCCTGTCAGGAGCGGTGTCTAAGACGTTCAACATGCCACACGAAGCATCTGTGAAAGATGTGGAAAGAGCTCTCCTTCGTGCCTGGGAAATGAAGCTGAAGTGTGTTGCTCTATATCGACGTGGCTCAAAGATGAGTGAGCCTCTTAGGATTACAGAGCTCAAGCAAAAGACAGATGTCCGACAGATACCTCAACGGATAAAGCCTCCCGAGGATCTTCCTACACACAGACATGGGTTCCAGATAGGCACACACCACGGGTACTTCCACATAGGATTGAATCCTGAAACCAAAGAGCCTATGGAGCTGTTCATTCGTGTAGCACGATTCGGGTCTACAGTAGGAGGGCTGCTCGACAGTTACGCTACGCTCTTCTCCAAAGCACTCCAGTATGGGATACCCCTCGAGGAGCTCATCTCCCACATGGAAGGCTCCAAGTTCCCGCCCTCCGGCATAACGAAGAACCCCGATATCCAAATGGCACAGTCTATAATGGACTACACTGCTCGATGGCTACGTCTGAAGTTCCTCGACACAGACTCGGAAGTGCCTGCACCGAGTCTTTCGGATATCCCAGACCTAAGTGAGGATACCTGTCCGACGTGTGGACACCCGCTAGTCCGAACTGGTACCTGTACAACATGCCGCAACTGCTCCTATAATAGTGGAGTGTGCGGATAGGAGACTGATATGGATAACATAATCTGTGAGTTCGAAGGATGCGACAATGTCTTTGACAATGACGCTCTGGTTGTAACTCAGAACAACAAAGTCGTGTGTGCCCTGTGCCTTAAATGTTTACGGGGTACAGATAAACTAAGACTTCAATTCTCACGTCCAACTGAATACTTTGAGCTGGAGGAAATGCTCCCCCTCTCAAGTACGTCCTTTACGAGGTAAAGTCATGCCGTTGCCTGCCGGTCTGAGCCAATTCATTCTTGATCTAAAAGCATATGATCAAAAACCATTGGCTCAGCCGGTAGATGCAGCTGCGGCCTTCACAGATATCTTTGCGACTTTTTTTGGCTATGCGTCCCTCAATGGGACACCCATCACGATGGGCACCAATCTTTCTCCCGCCGCCAAACAAGCCATGATAGGCCCTCTCACTCAGGCGTTCACTGCACCGTTAGATCCCGCTTCAAGTGGCGCGCTTATGGAAGCTGCGTTTCTTGCGTATCTCAACACCAACATTGCTGGCATGTGGGCTATTGCGAGCGCTGTGATAGGTAAGCCGGCTCCCGTGAACCTGATGTCCAACCTGGCATCTATTGCTTCCCCAGGGGCAGCTACACCTAAGACAGATCTGGCTAATGGAATAATGGTGTGGTTGCAGAGTGGAGCGCAGGCTACGATAAGCGTTTCTCCGGGGACGGCTTTTTTTCAATAGACGCCCTTAGTGGTAGGCGTAATCCAGACAATAGCGCTCATACCGGAAACGTTCGACTTAGCAGCCAAATTCCCATCAGGCTTAACGTATACCTCGATATAGTGATTGATGTCTCGCTCGATAATATACACACTTGTCGCACCGAAGTCCGCCCTACCAGGCCATGCTTGTTCAAACTTATAAGTTTTAGTCGTAGGTGCCGACGTAAGTACCGCTATCTTTTCAAGTGCAAAACGAGCCTCTAACGCATCTTCTGCCGCTCCATCGTCGCCTAGAATTGTGAGATCTTCACATACCACAGCACGAATAAAGGCCCGCCTACCTCTCCAGTCCATAATATTATCTAGCACTTCTTCATAACCAGCAGTGGGGAAAGACTGTGCAAATACCTTTGAGACAGGAAATGCGGTAGAGTAGTCTGTAGCAATATTAGACCCGTCCGGGTATCGCACTCCAGCTCTTACTCTTGGCTCGCTCTCCCAGAAATCATCCCAGTCTCCAGCGTTAGGCGTATCGTCCCAAGGTACAATAGGCGACCCGCCAAAAGCGTCTTTTTGGTATGTACGTACTCCCATAGGGGTGTATTCAACCATCCTACTAGGTACGTGGGAGTCTACTTGTGTCCACGTGGCAGGTGTTCCAGCTGTCCACCTACAGTTAATTGCCATGCGGTACCACAAACCCGGCTCCGCATACGTTCCAGATACTCCAGCCGCATCTTTGTAATACCACTGCACTCCCGGCAACGTAGCACTGTATGGTGTTTCTTTGTAGAGCTTCCACTCATTAGAGTCATCTTGTGAACTGGATAACAGTATCTTGCCGTCAGTAGTCGTAGGACTGTAGCCGCTATTACACAGTCGCAATATGTTATGGATCAACGCCTCTTGTTCTACGTGTACATCCGAACGTAAAAACTCAAACGAAGCACCTTTGTATTCAGCCGTACCTGAATTCGACCCTGTTGCAGGAGCTAGCTTAAAATTGTAATCAGGAGAAGTTACTCCCAGTGTCACCGTAGTTCCAGCAGTAGTATCCCATGCAAGGCTCTCATGGTGGCTTCCGGCTTCAATATGCAGTAGTACCTGTGTACGTGTTCCGGGAGTTGTCCCTGGAGCTACGTGCAGGATGATTACCGGAGTTGCCGGTACCGTCAGGTCTATTTCAAGCCACGCTCCAGTCAGCGTAACATATGTACCTACAGCAGGATCGGCAACAGTAGGTCGCCAATCAAAAGCGTACGTGGAAACTGTTGTGGCCTCTACTGCTGCATCTGAGGTGATCCCGTTAGAGCGGAATAGGAGCGCTGCAACATTTTGTGCAACTGCTTCTCCTCGAATATACGCTGAGTGCTCAAGGTCAATACGTCCTCGGAACTCGGCCAGAGCACGGAATACCCAGTCTCCATCTATTGCCCAGTCCCCTGTGGCGGTCTCATTCGCAATAAGAGAACCTTTGTCATTGAGATAAACCTGCAGTGCTTCCAGGTTAACCTGAAGAGTATCTGCGATGATAGGCCAATCCGATACGGACTGCCCGTCGTGGGTATGAGGAGTTAAGTACCCACTCAGTACCCACCATGTTAGGGCGGCATCTGTGATGTACCCGTTAGTGGAGAAAGGCAGATTTGTATACCCTTCAGGGTGTACTGCATCCCCTTTAACTACGGTACCGTCTATGAATATAAGGTCATCGCCTATACGCTTACAAAGCGGGATCGAAAGAGGAATCTTCTCCGCCTCCGCGGTAGTCTTAAACATCTGGCCTGATGTGACATGGGTATTTGGCGGGAAGCCTGTACCTATGTCTACTGTGGAGGTGGAGGACTGTCTCCTTCCTCCATTGTTTCCACTGATGTCATCGTAGAGCCAGTCGTACCAGATACTGAGAGTGTCCCCATCAGCTAACGCATTCGCTGGTGCCGTAAAGAAGTCTACAATCTGTGCTGGAGTGATGTAATGTAGTTCACGTTCCCACGTAGAATTGAGAACGAAATCCGCGTCTGTAGGGAGAGCAGAGATGTTTACACTCACGATACCTACCATGGTGTAGGAGATCCCCATGGTAACCAGATCAACCGCGATAGCTGTCAGTGCGTTATCTACGTCTTGCGCCTGAGTATCCCAGGTGTCCTTTACTGTGATTGTCAGGATATGCTCTGGATCACCAGACACCACGGCGCTACACACCCCTCCAGGGATCTCTGCCGATGGCTTAGCCTCCCACACAATTCTCCGCTGATTGGCTCCTTCATATGCAAACAGAAGCGACGTAAACGTGAAGACCACATCAGTAGGAGCTACTCCAAACGTGTACGCCTTAGACGCTTTCGCGTCTGCTGCAGGAGTACTCATTGGCTGCACTACAATGTTATTTGAAATTATAAAAGATCCCGCAGTTTTATCCCACGTAACCGTAGGCATCAGACTCCCAGCAGCCGCACCCACATCGTTGCCTCCGGAAATGAGCCAACGCATATCGGAGTCTTGTAAGTACTTGCCGTCTTCTCCTGCAGTACGTAACACTTCTGTTCGGTACCTCAGGTTCTCTGGAGGCCTACGGAACACCGTCTGGCCAGCAGGCTCCCCATCATTGTAAGGCTCAATCGATTCAGCATCAGCGCGCTCACCGGTATCACCAGCATGCTCAAAATAAATATTCTGGTCAGACATCGACCATCTCCTTTATGGGGAAGATTGAACTGTCATCCCAAGATGCCAGTCGTATACTATTGCCATTGTTGCACCCTTAGTAACTGCGGGGTGCGTCTGTCTTGCGTACATTCTTCTCCCGGGAATCGCTTCCCAGGTAGCAACACCTGCTGCAGTAGGGTCATCAAACTGTCCTCGCACAAAAATACCAGCTTCAGTAAGCACTGCGCCTGTCCCGGTACCTGCAGGAAACTCCTTCAAAACATTCAGCTCATACAGTGCAGGATTGTACGCCCGCTCTGTTGCAGGGGTTAGCTGCCCTGTCCACACAGGAGAACCGAGCTGGGTCTGAGTTACCATAGCAGGAGTAGGATCTTCCCCCGCACTTAGGGACCAGACATTGTTCCAGAAAGGGTTTCCTTGGGGGCCTGGGTCGCCAGCAATCTGTGCCAGCATCTCCAGAACCATGTCACGCCCTCCATTAACAATCTGATTCATTTTAGTGAAGCGTAGTTTGAGGTCTTTCCTACCGCTCTTTACGTCGTATATCCGGACCTGTAGTCGTCCGTATAACTGTAGGTAATCTTTAGGTAACTGCATTTAACCCTCTTTATGTTTCGACTACAATACCACACACGCTTTAATAAGTATAGGATACACCCATCGGATAGTTCGCATCAATACGCAGGCTCAGCGCCCTATCAACAAATTCTGTGATGTTTGGGATAGGTGCCAACGTTTCACGTACGTAACCTGGAGACGTTATCCCTACGGACAAAGGTGTGTACCCTATGACAGTATTCGGAAGGCCTAATGATATATTTGTCATATCAATCACTAATGCTTCGAAAGACAAGATAGAAGCTCCGTCCCAAACTGACGTTCCGATCAGTGTGACCTGCCACTTAGTGGGAGACATCGGGTCGTAGTCGAAGGTGTAGTCCACTCCTTCTAAGGGCTCTCGAGTCCCTCCGTCCACTGTAGCATTAAACCTAAGTACCAGTACGCGTTCGTTTGCCCCCACAGGAAGAGTAAAGACTGCTGCAGGAGGACTGGGCTGCCCTGTAGGCTGCCCTGTATACGTTACGTATCTGAAGTAGTCCCCAATACTAAAAGGACCTCCGATTACCCAGGTGGCGTCGTCTGCAACTTGAACGTTGTCACCGTTGACTCCTGTCCAATCCATGGTGATATGGTGCACAAACGTATCCCACAATGTTCCTGTGTCAAAAAAGGCATCCCCTGGTTCCACGTAGGGATAGGTATATGAAGGCTTCACTACTAAGATGAGCTCTTCTAAATCTTCGAGGAACTGGGTATCCAGATCCACACTGTTGTCTATCCCAATGTAGAACATATGGAACTTAAGGTACCTATCAAACAACATGAATGCTGCGGTGTGTCGATAAATATCCGTAGGTAAAGTCGTGTACGGGTCTATTGGAGTGTACGTATTCCCCTCGTCATCGGCCCCGATAAATAGCCCAGGGTCTCCTATCTGTGCGTCATCGGGAGCCCCGATAATGTTGGGAAACAATTCATCGGAAGCGAGACGCCTGGCCGCCGACTGATTGCGCCAAAGGATGTCCGGAACATACTTGTTAACCCACCACTGTGGGTCTTCAATATAATCAACAACGTTGAACGCTTCTGTCAGATAGTCAAACGCATTCAAAACCAGTACGTCATAGTTGTCCTCGTCCAATACAAGGTCCAACATTGTAACGTCGTAAGGGTAAACGTAGTCTTTGGTGCGTCCCGCAGCTGTCTTCGTAGACACTACCTTTGTGTTTGTCCGCGTAACTTCCCAATTAAGTGGGGGACCCTCATTGGCCAGACCAAACTCGGACTCCAGAGAAACCGTATTAGCATCTATACACTCCAGAATGCGGAAGCTCCCCCGGTTAGCGTCGTTAGCTGGATCAGGGAAAACTACGTGACCTCCAACATCAAGCTCAGTGAACGTGTACGAAGGCGTCGTGAACTGGTCTGTACCTGCAAAGATCTGCCCGTCAGCGCCTTCCCCGTACATCCCATTATCGTACCCTAGCAGGATCTCTCCATCTGAACTTATTACCGGGAAGCCTGCAGCGACATTCAAAGCTGCATTTATACGGTAGATAATCGGACCAGATACGTACAGGTACATGATCCCCCTCAAGAAAGCCTTGTACGCCTCTGACGAAGCTGCAAAGCGATTGAGGAGATACCCGAAATTCTCATACAGAAGAAAACGGTCTACGGACACTTCAGGAACCCACAGTGAGATCTGGCGAACCTGACCTTCTGTCTGCTCGGAAACATTACCTCCGGCCCCTAACAACACCTCTTCTTTGTACTGATAGCTGCACTTGTTTATAGGAGAAGTTGGGCTCCAATCAGGCTGTGTAAGATCTCCAGGAGGTGCCGGCAACAGGTATTGCACGGGATGTACTGTACCCCGTAAATAGTCAATCGTGTAATCTACCCCTTCTTCTACAGCAAACCCGTCATTCCTGGAGGCAAAAACCTTCACGCTTCCAGGTACCAAATGTTTATGTCCCACAAATGTTGCAGTAGGGTATGGGCTGAGAGTGACTCCAACCTCGTCGTTGTCTGCGGGGTCTCGGACTACGGCGTACACTATGGGCGCGTCGTACTGTAGAGTGTACGGGGCGTCACTGTTTCCCACTAGGAACTCATTCCTAATGTAATCGATCTCATAATCTTCGTCGAAGGCATCAAAGTACAGTCCTTTGTAGTGCCTCCAGTACAGCGTTGCAGCACTCGTTATCTGCGGCGCACCGTACACTTCCTCGAGAACAGCTTGTGTAGGAGAAAGAGGATTAACCTCCTTTACGACGTAATATCCTATGTAATCAGGACTCGAGGGGTCCTCGTACACTTGGATAATATCTCCCACATGAGTCTCGTTAAACGCTGCAGGGGTAGCAAGGTCTCTGAAAATCGAAGTACCTCCCAAAAAGAGTACTTGTCCCGTAGTCCCTGTCTGCTGCTGGGCTCCTGCATAAGCCAAAAGCCTGAGTGTATCTCCGCGCTTAACATCAGTATCCTCTCGCCAATCCTCTCCTGCTGTCCTGCGTAGGTCTACAAAGTTGTTCCCTACCTCTATAGTCTGCCACCTCCATCCAAGCCCTGGACGAGGGAGCCATTCCTGTGCCGTGATGTCAAAATACTCCCTGAACGGATCTGCCATAAAACGTACATACCCATCATCGTCCTGGGTGTCGAAATCCACGCCACGCTCAAATGTAATATCTGGTTCGAAGATAGTATTCTGCAGCACATTAGCATCTACAATTGGGCCAGGCATATCATAGCGATACCTGTTCTCCGCTACAGACAGTCCTTGTGAAAAGGATATCTCGTTCTCACCCACGAGGAATAGCTTCCAATATTCCTTATTAAAGATTGGAGTGTCTACGACACTCACACTCAATACATTACTGAGGAGATCCAGGTACACCTGACCGAGGTACTGTTCTGAGGCTTGGTAATACGCCTCCAGATCCTCGGTGTCCCGGAAAAACCTTAACCAAAAACCTGAGAGCCCGCGCATTAACGAAGAGCCGTAGTCCCCTATGTCGAATGGGTGTGGCATTACCTACCCCTGCATCGCAAATGTTATGAGTGACACTTTAGTCCGGTAATTTACTGTCCTATCAGATATTCCCATCAGCAAATAGTAATAGCTCAAATCATCGTCGGTACTAATAACAGTAATCCCCGCTTCCTGCATCTCGGCAGGTACAACAATGTCTGCACTATTAATTAATGCTACACCATTAGACACCATAGAAAATATAGAGACGATATCTGTTGTCCTGTACGTCAGAATCTGCCCATCCGCAGAATACAATGTGTAGTAGATGTCAAAAGGAAACACTGCATCCAGTACGTCGTACGTATTACGTAGCTCTGTCATTATATCCGACATGTCCAAGGTGTCATTTGCGTCGAAATCGTTTATAAAAGATGAAACGGTTTCAGCCGCATCGGCTTCATCCAGGAAAGACCCTGCAGTAGCTTTGTGTCTGTATGGAATAGTCATAGAGATCCAAATGGGGTGCCTGGATTTAGCTAAATGGTTCGCTGCGGACACACGTACGTCAACTCTCTCTACCCAATTAGCAGGCCCATTAAAATCCCGGAGAGACTGGTACGTTACTTTCAGGTTCTTACCGTCAAACTTAGAGGGATTTGTTAGGTACCCTACTCTAAGACAGTACACTGCTTGGCCTGATTGGGCTTTTGGATGATTGATACATTCCAGCTGATACTGTGAAGTTCCTACCAGAGACGCTGCAATGGGCGGCGCGTTTACTCTATTGGTGAACCGAATAGTACCTGACGATGGATCTATGATAGCCGCATCAGCGCTATCAGGGTCTGTAATCTCTACACTTATGATGTCCAGTACAGGTCTCCCAGATAGAACGAAAACACCCTGCCGACTAATGTGCCTAGAGGTGCCTGCAGAGATGTGGGCGTATAAAGGATTAGCACTCGGCGCTGCAGTACGTTCGTACAGAGTTCCGGGTCCGGGGTCGAAATCCAACTGGTTAAAATCAGGATAAAACCATCCAATGGAATAATACACTTCATTCAGTAAAAGCTCGTCTGACGCTTCCGGGAATGCCGCCGCCTCACTGATGTAAAGCTCGTGGTCAGTCACCAGAACAATCTGAAACCCACGAGGAACTCCGGCAATCCCATCCCGGATAAAGAGTATGTGTCCTGCCTTAACTCCCAGTGCCACGAAAGTAGCCGTGTCGTACGTCAGCTCTGGATCCCTGAACACACTTACAATATTATCCGGTCTAGGGTAGAAACCCGCGACAGGACCGCTCTCTTCCACCTGGATGGTGGGCATCTCCAGATACGTATCGTAACAGCCGCCAGTATGGAGCCTTATGTGTCGCGCAATCTCAGTTTTTCTGTCCCGAATCATCTCCGGCTCAGCCATCCCGATAGTCAGGGTAGACGTAATATCGGGGAACAGCTCCATTAACGTGGCGTCGCAGGACCGATTATTAATCAGGTTTCGAACAGAGATCGCAGTAGTCGCTCGGTCCAACATATCCGCACTGGACTCTATGCTCTCTCCACCTGACGCCTTCTCAGTATTTTCAGCGTAAGAAAAATAAGGGAGCCCTCCTGGAGCATCAACTTTATAAAACTTACCCGCATTCACATCATAAGAAGTATCTGTAAGTGCAGAGCGCAAAGGTACGCCTACCACGTAGTCAATTAACGTACCCTTTGAGTCGAATCGCGGGAGCATCGAAGACTCCGCCACAACATAAGGATCATCTTCTGAGTCTATGTAAAACGCCAGAGCAGCTGTCTTCCAGAACTTGGTGTCTTTCATAATGCGAACAGTAGTCCGCTCACTGAAGTGAAGGAGCCCCGTAACATACGAGTACGTCCCTCCTCTTCGAGTGACAAACCAGTTAGACATAACCTCATCAACTGCCTGAGCCACGTCGTAAGTCTCATCACCCACAGTTACAGTCTCAGAGGTCTCTTGTAGCTCCTCGGTTATGCGCATTACAGATTGTAAGAGCGCAATTCTATCTGCTTCTCCGCGCAGATACGCATAGATATACGCAAAAGCTTTAATAGCCAGATCCCGGATAGCCCCTCCCTGGCTAAAGTTTCCGTCAGGAACTTTCTCCGTAAGGTACTCAGTTAGGAACAACTCGGCATCATCAAGATCTGATTCTATTACTTCAATCTCTGAAATCTCTATCATAGCTTACCTCGTGCCCATATTCGCAAGATAGACAGTGAGCCTCTGATCCTCTCGATTGTATATCTCAATCCAAACATCTATGCCGTCCCCTTGTGAACTCACTTGTAACGTCTTAAGTGTTGCCGTCTCCAACATTTCGTCAGCATCATAGTGTCCATCCAGGTCCTGTTGGCGTACCTGGTCGTTAGCTTCTTCTATTGCAATGACTATCACGTCCTGCATCTCAGGAGAGTGCAAGCTGAAGTTACCACCTATTATGCGTGCAAACTCCGTCCCTGCTCCAGGGTCTCTAGGGTCACTACTTAAAGGAGTCAAAAACGTTTTTGCCCAACGATTAACCAAAGCCTGAGGACCACGAACCTTTAGTGCAGCTTCGAATCCGAAAGTATATACCTTAAGGCTCTTGGCCTCGTCTGCTGGAACTGGTTGGAAGTGTATGTCGTACGTCATTAGTACAGTCCCTCTGAGTCTACGCCAGTACTCCTGCTGTCTTCCAGCGTAATATCTTCTATGTCCCCTTCCAAGCTAGAAGGAACAACGGTCGGACTCTCCTGCGCAACATCCAATTGTACTCCGATACTCTGCCGTTGTTTCTGTATTATACTCTCGTTAGCTGTCCGTGTCGCAGCTTCTGTCCGGTAATCACCTCTGGATTTATTTATCTCCTGATGGGTTCGAAGTATTCCCGTCAAAATATTTACGGAGGGATTGACCATGATACCTTGAGTTAGTCCTCGCACATCAGGGCCCAAAGAGCTGACAATCTCCTCTACCCACTGTAACCGCCCCTCTACTCCAGGACGCTTCTTTGTCCATGTAAGAAACTCATCAACATGTCCTTGCTGCTCCACTAAGGCAAAAAAGTTATCCCAGTCACTCTCTTCTTGAAAATGAGGTGAAACATCTACAATGTCGCTGGCAGAATCTGCGATATGCCCGTGCATAGTGTATCCCGTAAAGGAAGCATCTGCAGTTTTCCCTGTAGTATGTGTAGTGGTCTGCAGTGTTGGGAGTCCATTTTGCAGCTTCTTAATCAGAATAGCGAGTGTCCGGTACTGATACGCTGAGTAGTCCCAATGCCGAACCGTCCCCTCGGTTCCTGGAGGCGTGCCTCCTGGGAGCCACGTAGCCTCTTCCTCAGTAGTGGGAAGGTACAAGGCTTCTTCCAGGCCAATAGACACACAGGTGTCGCTCAGGGCTCCTGACGAATTGAGAATATCGTTACAGTCTGCCATCACATACAAATTACCTGCACGATCTATCATATAGTGTACTGCGGTTACAGGCTGAGGTGCGGATACCACAGCTCTAAGAGCAGACGAGAAGCGTTCCCATTGAGCGTACCCTTTAGCGGGATCTGTCCCCTTAGGAATCCACACACTCTCAGAGATCTCTGCTTCTCCTTCAGTGTATGGACGGTACACTCTGCGGGTCGCCGTATTATTTAGCTTCCCTAACCATTTACCGCCTGACTTAAAAGCATGCCACTGCTGCCCAAAAGAGTGCAGTACTACCTGCTTAATCTCCCGATTATCTTCCCCTGTCCACGGAACATATGCTCCAGGTGCGGCGTACGTATAGCGCACTTTTACATCCGGAGGGAATCCCTGAGAATTCAACATGCGCTTTCGCCACGCCATCTCTGCAGTCTCTAACGTCCCGGCATTCATAAACGCCATTACGTTCTGCTGTAGGTACCCTGCGAAATCACCTAAAATCTGAAGCCAGCTAGGATCATCAGGTTCTCCTGCACCATCATTGGCGTCAAAGATAGTATGGTCTGCCAGGTACCGTCCCGAAGTGAGATTTTCATTCTCGGCGTCTAACAGAGCCTGAAGCTGGTTAGGATTTAAAGGCACTAAAACCGTCCTTGCTGTATATTCCGTAAATCATCTACGAACTTACGCTTACGGTAGCTAACCTGCCCCTGAGTAAGATCGTACTTACGCATAATACCTTTGTTCGACATGGACTTCTGGTTATTGTACCCCGTAATGTCCTCAAATAATTTACGATCTGTGGGTGCCAGGCCATGGTAGTAGAAATCCACTGTAGGCTCCTGCGCCTGTCCATCATCCATATACGCACCTACGGACTCCACAATTTCCTTGCGGTCAAATGATTGTTGCGAAGCGGTTACTTTCTTCTTAGACCATCCAAGCTCATCCGTCAGCTCGTCTACGGTAGGGTCCCGTCCCAGGTTATCTAAGAGGCGGTTGTTCGCTACCTGAAAAGTGTTGTACTCCAGCTGTTTGTTCTCCGGAAGACGTGCAACATTCTGATAGGGATATACGTGCCGAGAGAGCTTTCGAATCCTACTAGTAACGTGTGTAGCTACCGCTGCTCCTTTATTAGGGTCATACTGCTTGAGCGCGTCTACCGCCAATATCGTAGCTCTGGCCTCTAACCCTGCCTTAGGAACAGTGGATCCCCACTTTCCCACTTCCTTTTGGATTACAGGATTCAACTGGGTTAAAAGTGCGCTAAGATCTTTCTGCCTATTGTTTTTGCGCCACTGTCTCCAAAGATCCAGGTCCTGTTGTTGTCGCTCATACATATATCACCTACAGCTGCGGTGCAGCATGCCTACCTTCACCGCGCACTATCGCCCGGTACCGTCTCAGCGCCCTGTCCCAATTCTTGCGCGTCTGGGGTATCCCTTTAATTGCAGTAATTATATCCCAACTCCCATCAGGATTTGGAGTATAGTCTGGACTCGTTCCCATATTGGTAACTCTTTGTATCGTCTCGCTGTCAGGGCGACCTGGTCCCTGTACGTACGCGTCTATGCGTCCCCAAAATGTCGCCCCTCCCTTGAGTGGACCTTTTCTTCCAGACTTAAGTTCGTGGTAATAAGATTTATCCATCCCTTTAACAACATTACCTTCTTTAGTGAGCGCCTTAATACTTCGCCCATGCCGCAACTCTATATAGTCGCGTAAGGTACACACGGGTCGCGCAATATAGAACATTGCTGCATCCGCTGCTCTGAACTCATCAAGATACCTGTAGTTAGGCTTAATAACCAAGCCCTCCTCAAATACGTACCCATCCCCCACTAGATTCAAAGCCTTCCCATCAAGGTCGCAAACATCTACTGAGTTTTCCCAATCAAACACTGTCTCTTTAGTTGTGCCAGGATAAAACAAATCGCGGTACAGAGAGGAAGCTTTCGTTAGCGTCTGGAATACTTCTCCTACACTTGGGATAGGCTCGGACGGCGCACAGTCAAAGTTAAGCATATCGGTACCTGCATCCGCCTCTTCCACCCCGGAGTGTACCTGCTTAATAAATTCAGAGAAGGACCTTGCAAATGCAAAATTAACGGTCGTCATCATCGAAGGACTTCCCCCCATGACGGACATACTGTGGCTGACCTTAGTTACATATCCGAAGGTGTCAAAACCTGAGGTCTTCTCATCGAAAATTACAGCCGAAAAGCCCGGTACAATATAAGGGTTTAACGGCATCACGACTCCACCGGACCGACTCTCAAACCTTGCACGATAATACTCGTAGCGTGCATACAAAGAGAATAGTCGACCTAGAGCACTGCCCCGATCTGCAGGAACATAAGCCGCTTTAAGTGCTGCCTCTGCCGGAGTCGCTTCAGTAGTTTGGGGTTCAGCATCTTCCCCCTCAGGCTCAACTTGTGCGGGGTTAGACGCTGTCGATGCCGTGGTCGCTTTAGGTGCCAGATCCGCATCCTTGTACTTCTCCCACCGCTTCGTGTAATTGGCCATACGCGTATCAGTGTTCTCGATCATATAGTTATTCGTCGACTTTACTTTATCTGCCGGATCAAAATACGCCTTCCCGTTAGGCTTAAACTTTAACTTCCAAATAGGACTGCGTTTCGTGGCACCTATCAGGTATGACCCAATAACTCTGCGTGTTCCAGGGTCATTTGGATTGTTTAAGTTCGGCTTTTTTCCGTTAGCTTTTGTCTCACAATCCACTGCAAATTTGATATACGCTATTCCTAATTTCAATGCAGTAGGGGGGTCGTACGCGTTTATGGCGCTACGAGGCTGTCCCTGCCATCCGAAGTACTTTCGTGCCAAATTGTACGTGGAATCTATCGTAGATACTCGCCCCGTCACTATTACCTTCCCGGCAGCGTTTTTTACCTCAGCCACAAACGGCTGCAGTTGCATAAGACCTTGGGCCCCTGTTTTAGACGTATCGTTCACTACGAAACCTGACTCAATAGATATAACTGTAAATACGTGTGCTACAGGTATCCCTACCTTCCCTGCCAGCGAAGCCACTAAAGGTTTGATCGCCTCCTTAACCTTACGGCGACTCATACTGAACCATTCTCCAGTAGTGTATGTCGCACCGGCAGTAACTTGCGCTTTATGCTTCTGCTCGAGCATCCACAACCACGGCGGGGCATTTTTTTGTGCAGTAACCGGCCCTTTGTAGAGTTCTTCCGGGTACACTAAAAAATTCTTAGTGTTCTGCTTAGGGTCTGCAATATACTGCTGCATGCGCTCACGTACTACCGGAGGGTATCCTGTAGTTAGTAGCTCTCCTACCAGCGCCTGAGGACTCCCCGTAGCTCCGGCATTTAGAATATTCGACATGTACTTCTCACCTAAATACATTCGAGTAGGCTGCGACATGTAGTCTTCCTGAAAGGTATAGCTCTTAATCATGGAAGGAAATATGATGTTACATGTCGGCGGTAATCCAAATATACACTGAGGCTTAACTATGTGGTGAAGGATACCTCCGAATTCTGAGGTGCCATTCCGAATAACTGTGCCACCCTTTTTACGCCGTATAGGACCCTTCAACAGGCCTGTTCCTTTTTGGATAGAAACCGCAGGAGGCGCAGGGATTGTCACAATCTCCATGTACATAGTAGTATAGATGGACTTCAAAAGCTCCCACATGCTGCCGGCTTGACCAATACTTTGCCCCAGCTGCTGCTGTAACGCAGAAAGTACTTCTGTGGCCTGTACCGCTTTAATCAGAGGGAAGCACCCATCCATCGTCTGTGCGTCAGGACTGTCGAAGAACGGGAGACCTGCCCACCTACGCCTAAAATCAGTAAAGTTCATCCACCGTGCAAAGAAATTACGCCCAGGAACAGATGCTGCATCTGCCGGTATCTTTCCTGGAGCAGCTTTACTTGGGGACGAATTATCAGTGTCAATCTCTGAGAGCAATGCTTTAAAAATATTGGAGATAAACTCAAAAGGACTTCTAACGAAGTCTTCGGGAGCCACTACGTTAGCCGGAATGGCCGCAAGCGCGTCCGTTGCAGAAGTAGTAGTAGTTGCTTCTGCCACTGTACTTGTCGACGTAGTCGCGCTGTCTTTTGGGGTACCCGTCGCAGCTGCCCCCGACCCTCCAATAGATGCACCCCCAGTACTAGCTGCTGCTGCCGGCGCAGGTGCAGGTGCAGGTGCCGCAACACTCTCCACAGTTTTCTTTACCATCCCATGCAAGAACAATGATGCAGGGTAGTACACCATAGACTGTGAATACATGTTAGGGTTCTGCCCCGTAGCAGGAGACAGGCTAGTCACCATATCGTCCACGGCAGACATGTAGTAGAAGTGGAGCTGCTCCATTATCTGCGTCTGCGCCCGACAATTAAGCTGTATGAATCGGGACTGGCCAGAATTAGTGTAGCTCCACCCTGTACATTCAAACTCACCCATTATCTTAAACTCTGGGTTGTCCGGGGCAAACCACTCATCCAGGTACCACACACTAACCTGCAACCTGTCTTCATACCCTATACGCTGAAGAATGACATGGGGGACCATCGTTATACGTACTTCGGGAATCATCCACACACCAAAGTCTACGTCTACCGATACTACAGGAATCTCAATCCCGTTGATGTAGACGAGCCACGCAGCCTGGTGGGGCATGTTTACAGTGTAATTCGTGAAGTCTTTCGCCATCAGCCACTCCGCTGTTCGATGTATGCAGCCATGAGGATTATTGCACATCGCGCTGCTAATCGAAACACCGGATTGACTGAGTTCAAAGCAGACAAGAGCAAATCAATACTCTGAGGAGTAATCTCAAAGTCTTTAAACCTTCGGGCAACATCTACATAGTCTTTGTCCCAGGCACGCAACTCATGATCAATAGGTACGCTGTTTCGCTTCTCACAAATGTCTACCAGAAGAACATTTCTATCGTTATTAAGAGTCACATACATAGGCCCCAGGTTACTATTCAGTACCCTGAGAACCACTTCTCGAGTCCGAACTGCAATAAAGGACGTGTCTACTATATGTGCTAGAAGTCTACCGCGCAGTGCTTCTGCCCCTGGAACAATCGTGAACGGTTTCGACATCACAATCTCGATGTCGATCATAGGTCCCCGGTGGCACTTCTTCCCTAGTGGGCCCGGAGGAAGTCCTCCGGTATTGAATTCCCAGGTGTAAGGCATCAGACATAGCCCCAGACTACAGGTGCCTCTTTACTAGCCACCTGCCCATAGTTATCTACCCCAGTGTACCGGATCATCACGGCGGTACTGAGAGGCCAGTCTGCGGTCTTTTGGATATAGAAAGTCAATTCGTGACCTTCCGTCCTGCGCACTTTGCTGTTCACCCCATCATAAGGAGCTACAAACGCACCTGAAGCATACGCAGGTACGAATGTGTTGCCGGCATCTTCACTGATCTCAACCTGGACCCCAGGAAGAGGCTCGTCTACGTCAATCCAACTGGAAAAACAATACGTCGTAAACTTCAAAGTAGCGTCTTGCGACACGTTAATACTCTTGTCCAAAGGTCTGGACGATAAAAAACGTGGCTCTATATCAGGGAATCCGTGCCCGAACTGGGACCTCCCAAAAGGTATAATTCCAAATCCTCCAACCTTAACTGCCATGCAACCACCTCTAGGAAAGTATAGGAGGAACTGCTTATTTTTTCTTACGTTTCTTAGCGGCGCCCTTAGGTCTGCTCTTTTTTATTGGAGTGGGTGCTGGAAGATCCTCTGCCTCATCATCGTCGTCTCCCCAGTCTGGCTCCCCTGTAATAATCTCAAACTCAAGGAAGATAGCTAAGTCCTGAGCTGCAATGGCATTCTCAGGTACTTTGCGGTAAGGGATAGCGTAGGGTTGATAGTCCACTTCCATACCCATAGCATCATCGAAGGCCTTACTTATCCGGTCACGCTCTGCCACTGCCTCCGGGTGCTTTTTCCCCAGAGCTTTGTACGCAGCATCAAACGCTACCTGATCTTCGATCATGAACCCTCCCTGGTTCTGCATAGGGTTCCCGTCAGCGTCTTTTCGCGCATGCTTCTTGTTCAACTCCAGCCGCTTACCCTCATACACCTTGTACTTCTCCAGGAGTTCTGGGTCATCAGGAGCCGGAGTGCGAATCTCATCCAACGTATCTGTGTACGACTTTATACTCAGACGGTTACGTGCCAGGGCAAACGCTAATCGTCCATCCCGGATACTCCCGTAAGTATCGAGTACTCGGTTTAATCTGAGCAGGTCACGGTTAGTTGTGGTGACAGGGGCTTTGAATGACATGGCAGACACTCTCCTTTATTTTTTTTGCTGCGTTAGTACCTGTTAAAACACATAACATGTGTCTTGTCCAGTAGGAGAGCCTTAGCCGGAAGGAGAAACAGTGGCAACCCATTGCATGCCACAATCAGAATTCTCGCAGGTAAGTATTATCCTGCCATCTACTACCTCACCGGTAGCAATACTTAGATGCTCACACGCAGCCTGTTGAGATTCGAGGGTTACGTTCAAATCTTTAATATCCACGTGAAGAGGTGCAATCAAATCTTCATAATCTTTGATGTCCGCCTCTTTAGACGCGATCTGTGTTCTTAACTCACTAGCCGTTGCCATCTCAGTTTATCCTTTAGTTATTTGTGCCTGGTGCAGTACTGCTTCCTGACCCATACTCGTTATTAGTATTCGTCCCATAGACTGCACTCCCTGCCGGATTAGCCGTGTTCCCTATAACAGTACAGTTCTGGTATTGCGAAACACGAATACCCCTGCATGGGCCTGCACCCAAACGTACTACGTTCCCTATTATACTCCAGTAATCGCTCCCATTAGAGGCACTTCCTCCCACCGCATAAGCAAGAGTACTCCCATCAGGATACAAATAGTTGTGACTGATGGAGCCGTAGTGGCAACCTGATTGGGTGTAAATACACGCAGACTCTCGAGTCGCACCATCAAACGAATGGACTTTTGCTATGTAGGTGTTGGCAATATAAGGATAGTCAGCCCCTCCACTGAAGTACAAGGCCGCTTTGCAGTCCTCTGCTTCCACATGACAGTTTTCCATGCGGAAATGGCTTGACGTTACGTTAATGGCCCCGCCTGCGATAGCCGCGGATGAAGTGTAGTTGTATCCAAGCTGCTTAAACTCAGAGTTGACAAAACGATTACTAGAGCCTGCTACCGATACAATACGATCAGTGCAATTATTTGAAGCAGGCCACAATGCGTGTACCGTGCAGCCTGAGACAGTCGTGTGTCCTCCACTAAACGTAAAGCATCTGACTCCATGTCCTGTCGCAGCAGATGTCCCTGCGATAAACGTGCTGTCTGTCACTTTCACATAGTCCGCTGCGATCTCCAAATTAGGTGTCGCAGTCGCTCCATTGCTACTTTGGAAATAACAGTTCACTACTTTAGAATACTCTGCGGTCGCTGTGAGCTTTACTGAGCCTGTACTATCGTCTTCGCCCGTAGCAGTACAGTTGTCTATTTGGATCCTCGGAGCATTTGCATTGATGTGCCAGTAGGAAGAGTAGTTTGTCTCAAAACGAATATTCCGCAGTACAGTGTCTTCGGCAGCAGCCAAAACACTAATACTAGTCCAAGTCGGAGCAGCTTGAGCATCCGTTTCAAATATGCAATCCGAAATGATAGAACCAGGTGCCGCCAACTGAATTGCATACGCCTGGTTAGTCATCGAGACTGACCGTGTTACGGTTACTCCGTACAGTTCAAGCGTACCTGTGAAGTTCAAACAGCAATCAGCGTCGTTACTTGTAAAGCGAATAGCGGTAGTACTCGCACCTGAGCCACTTATCTTCATATCTCGACTGAAGGTCTGTGCCGTAGTCCAACTAATGTCGTGAGTTCCAGGACCTAAGACGATGTGCGCACCTGTTGAAAGCCCCTGCAGTAATGTTGCAAAAGCAGTAGTGTTCTTCCCATTTACAAAATAAATACCATCTATCAGCGAATACCCACTCGTAGTGTTTGCGTCCGTGTCTATCTCGAACGCGCCTCCGGGTGTCCACTTCACTGCCCCAGAAGCGTCTATATCTAAAATCTGTGTTGTATCTTCGTAGATAGAATAGCTGCCTGCGCCTGCCGCGTTGTTATATACGTTTGTAATGTCAAAATCCGAATCCAGATTGATCGCTGCAGCTGCCCCATTTGCATCAAGGGTGATAGCAGGTCCAGTAACCAGGGAATCCGTGACAGTTAGCGTAATGTTGCCGTCAGTCAATGCCTGGAATGCAATACTCGAAGAAAACGTGGCAACCGTAGTGTCGTCGTTCACTAGGTAAAGAGCACTGCCTGCTGCGGCCTCGTTGTAAGTAAATGTTACGTTCTCCGCGGAGTTAATGATCATGCTGCCACTGGTCGTAGTAGCCAGTGAAAGGGTGTCTCCCGCAACTGTAAAATTAGAGGCCGATGCCGCATCAAGTGAAATACCTTCTACAGCATCGAGCGCGTAATCGTTCGCATCAGCATCCCAGTCTCCGGACGCATTAATCTGTAACCTCTGTACTGGAGAGGCATTTGTGCGGATATCAAACACTCCAGAGCCTGAACGAACCGATGTGTTGGTCGCTCCTCCAAGTGTGATGGTACCGGACGTAGTCGTAGTCAACGTTAGGTCGGCACCCGCTACCGTAAATATGGAAGTGGCTCCCGCATTCATACTGACAGCTGCAGCAGCATTGATATCTACGGTACTAGCCGTAAGATCAATCTCCCTATCAGCAGAAATATTTACGTCTGCTGCGGAGGTGCTTGAAGTAGCAGCTATGCTGAGCGCTACCGTCCCTGTTCCTGCCACCGAAACATTGGAATCGGTAACACCATCTACGGAGAAAGCGGCTGTCGCATTTATATCTACGTTACTAGCCGTAAGGTCTATCTCTGAGCCAGCAGTAATGAGGACTCTTGCATCTCCTGAGCTGGTAGTTGCTCCGATAGCTAAATCTACTGCAGCAGTTCCAGTCACTGTCAGATTAGACGTGCTCGTGGCGTCTAGTGAAAGGGCGCTGGCATCTATCGTAGTAGCACTCGTAGATACATGCACATACCCTTTAGCGTCCACGTCCCAATCGCCATCTGCATTAATTTCTAGTCGCTGTACGGGTGTAGCATTGGTGCGAACATCGAATACCCCCGAGCCTGCACGAATAGAAGCATTCGTAGCTCCGCTTAAAGTAGCGTTACCTGAAGTGCTGGTACCTACAGTAAGATGTGCGCCGTCCACTACGAAGACCGATGTGGCTCCTGCGTTTATATCAACAGCAGCAACTGCGTTGATATCCACGGCGCTCGACGTAAGGTCAATCTCCCTGTCAGCAACTATGTTCACATCCGCCGCTGAAGTTCCTGAGGTAGCCTCAAGATTGAGCGCTACTGTTCCAGTACCACTGACCGTGACATTGGACGTAGCAACACCATCGATAGTGAAGGCTCCTGTGGCATTTATATCTACGTTACCAGTACTAAGATCAATCTCACTCCCAGAAGAAATCAGCACTCTGGAATCCCCTGAGGAAGTTGTTGCAGAAAGGGTCAGGTCCACCGATGAGGTTCCTGTAACCGTCAGATTAGACGTGCTCGTAGCATCCAGAGCAAAAGCACTCGCGTCTATATCAACTTCCCCTGTCGCTGCCAGGTCAAAGCCTGCTGCAGATATGATCCATCCCTTGGTGCCTGACACCGACAGTACTTCATTGTCGTTAGCAGAAAAAGCGAGGTACTTACCTCCTGCTACATCAGAGTACATACCTGAGTCTACGTTACCTCCAAAGGCATAGCTGGGAGCAGTCTTACTCCCCTCTCCAACTCGAAGGGTGTCGGTTGCAGTGTCCGGTATAAGTACAGTCCCTGATCGGTCCCAAAGTGAATCTGCACTTACCTGTGTTTGAAGATGGTTCAGCGCTCCAATAATCGTATGTACGCCGCTCGCTCCGAACATATCTCCGTAATCGTTCCATTCACCTATGGAGCCCGCCAACATAAACACGTCACTGTATGTACAGGTAGGATGTAGCTTATATCCGTCTTCCCAAGCAAATTGGCCGTCAGTTTTTTCCATGAAGCTCATCTGGTGACTCCGTTTAGTTACTACATAATTCTACGAAAAAAAAGGCCTTACACCGTAAAGTGTAAGACCTTTTAATCCTAACTAAGAAATATCACTTCTAAGACGATACTACTACTTCCGAAGTCTGCATGTTAGCAGACCAGCTTACATCAGCTTCACCCTTAACCTGAATCTCTACACGTCCCCAGTTACTGCCATCAGCAGCACCGACAACCTGAGCGTCCCAAGCAGAAGTTGTGCCGGCGTTTGCGATCTCCGTCACATTGTACCCGTGGATTACAGCGGCTCCAGTAGCGATAGAAGCTGCTTCAGCTACGAAGTCAATGATGTATCCGATTACTTCCGTGTCGCCTTCCTTCATCCCGATAACCACTACGCGCCCTGCCATGGTCTTGTGTTGTGCACCCATAATGAGCTCTGAAGTACCTGCAGTTAAGCGCGTAAACGCGGCGCCAGAAGTCTGTACCCCAGCATGTGTCATGCTGGCCTGAGCAAGCTGACTGTCTACGTTGCCTGCGGATACAGTAACGGAGTCTTCCCATACTCCAGCAGCTGTTGTGCCGAAGTTATATACGTCAGCATCAAAATCAATATCGTCTGTGGCTGCGAATGCCAATCCAGCAGTCGCTGTCCAGCTACCCGCGGCACTGTTGAGGTCAATAGCGCCTGTAGTAGTGAGATCTATCTCTGCAGCATTACCTACAAGAGAGATGCCGCCAGCACCGTCCAGAGTGAGTGCTCCTGCAGAGGTAGTGAAGTTCGAGGCTGCTGCTGCATCCAACGAGATTGCGCCCGCTGAATCAGCTGTGATTGCGCCTGAGGTAGTCGTAGTAAGTGCCAGGTTAGCACTTGCGGAGTTGATGGATCGAGTACCTGCACCCGCCAACTCAATCGAAGCTCCTGTACCTGCATTGGTGATCAGGATGACGTCAGGATCATTCGTGGTGTCGAGCTGTGAAAACGTCATTATCTCACTGTTTTGGTTTGCTGCACCCGTCCACGCTACCGTTCCGATAGCTGCTGTCATAGTCACGGTGTTGTCGTCAGCCGTATACACCTCCTGCAAACTGTTAGCTGCGCCACCAGCAGCGTACGCCAGGTTGATGGCGTGCACCAACGAAAGAGGCGGAGTAGAGAATGCACTGAAGTTAGTGGAACTTCCATCCGTGAAGGGGATAGGATCAGTAGTGCCGTCCCAGTTCCCGTCTGTGAATGTGATGCCCGCCGCACTGTTGAGGACCAAATTGCCTGCTGTAGTAGTGCTTAGCGTAAGATTTGCACTAGCAGTGTTGATGTGCGAAGCTCCACCAGCATCTACTGTAAACGCACCACTATTAATGTCTACTGCGCCCGTTCCAGTACTGATATCAAGCTCCTGATTAGTGGTAGCAAGATTAATACCTGCAGGACCTGTTAGCTGAACACCAGAAGTTGCTACGGCGTATACAGAGCCTCCCGCGTTAATTGTAACGTCCGACCCACCGTCAAGATCCAATATGGAGGAAGCACTAAGAGCAAGGTTCCCTGAGGAAGTTGTGAAGTTTGAAGCTCCCGCTGCATCCAACGATATACCGGCATTAGTGGAATCAATCGTAATCGCATCATCTACATTAACATCGAGCACTGCGGTCCCTGCTCCGACATTAGTCGAAGTGATTACCATCGTATGAGACGTAGCCTCATCCGCTGAAAGCTCCCAGGTAGTATCCGTGTCTGACGTAAGATATACCTTGTTTGCGTCTAGCGTAATACCTCCTGCCGGAGCAATAAGTCCGATAGCCAGATTATTATCCCCTTGGGTATTTGTAACAGTGACGCGCTCTTTAGTGCCTCCATTAGTGGTGATACTAACGGCGGAAGCGTCATCATATACCGTGTCCAGAGAAATTACACCCGTAGTGTCTACGTCCAAACTTTGAACATTCATTACGGCATCAATATCGCCACCACCATCACCAGTAAAGCTTACGGTGTCATTTGTGGATGTAATTTGGAACGCATAGGATGTGCCTGCAAGCTGCCAATCCACGCTGTAGGAGTCTACTCCCACGTTTGCATCGGAACCGCTCGTATACGCGTCGTCAAGTGTCCAGGTGTCAATTGCGATCTGATTTCCTGTGACCTGCATCGTACTGCCGTCTACTGCTACTGAGATGTCACTGGCTGTACGGTTGATACCGCCAATGTCTCCGGTGGAACCATCACCTATGTGAATCGTATTGCCGTCTTTAGTCAGGCCTGTACCTGCAGAAATCTGACCAGCACCGGAAAACTGTGTGAACTGCAGTGCTGTCGTGTCTACCGTGATCGTACCGTCAGTGACCAGTACCCAACCGGAATCTGCATTAGCGGTACCTTCCTGTACGAACATGAAATCACCGCCCTGAACCTCACTGGCTGGCGATCCGTCAAAGTCTGTAGTACGTGTAATTCTCCAAGGAGTACCTGCAGTACCTACTACGGTGACCTCGTAGAGTCCGTTGTCTGCGTCTGCAGTTTCAGCTCCGGCAGCTGCATTCTTAAATAAAATGCGGTCGCCTGCTGCAAGATCAGTAATTCCGTCAATACCAGGGGTATTAATCGAACCATTCGCATCAGCCTCAAGGTATGCGCCTACGCCGGTACCTGTCTTGGTGTACGCCGCTAAGTCGGCAGTTGTCGCTACTCGAACAGCTGCTTTCGGATGGAGTCCCGCTGCAACAGCATCGACGTATCCTTTGTCAACCAAACTGCGATCAGTGTACGTACCGCTGTAGTCCGCATCGTACTCAACAGCCGCACTGTAGTCTCTGGAGCCATCAGCCAGAGAGTAAATTGTGTGGTCATCGTGAGTCAGTGAAGTGGCGTTCAAACTTCCATGGTCGATATTTCCCACATTAACTGTAAGCTCAATGTCGTGTGTCCCCGCATCCAGAGTGCAGCTCAGCATATTGTTCTCGGACTTGATACCGTTGAACTCTAAGTCTACCCCTGCTTTCTGGTAATACAGAGATACACCTGTGCCTGCATTGCTGGCAGTATTCGCTTCGCCTGAAGCAGAAGCAATCGTGTCTACCTCGTTGACGAGCTCAGACAGGATGTCTCCGATATCGTAATACGCATTATCGAAGAAAGACTGTGCGCCTAGTGCAGTGTCCAGCCTGCCAAAACTGCCTCCGGATGTACCGTTAGACATCGCGAAAGCGTCACCTAACTGAGTGTATCCTCCTGCAAAGTTGGCATCGTTAAAGGAGATATCTCCGTTTGTTTTCCAATGTAATGACATAGCGTATCTTCTCCTTGCGGCTCATGGCACACAGTTACGAGGTATTCTTATTCAAAAATATAGGGAGAGCCGAACAGAACGGCAAGTACTACGGTCGATCTTCAGCGTACATCTCAGAAAGCATAATGCGGCCACTCCACCACACCGTGCCATCATCCACTTCTACGGAAATACCTAGCTTATCCGTTCCAACAATATCCAGGTCTACATCCCAGTCATCGATATGAGCGTTAGTGTCTCGCCCTACCTGCAGGATGTTCTTGCCTACAAGCCTATTATCATCGATCACAAAGTCCATAATATACGCAGCTACTGCCGGAATAACGGCGCTCTGCTCTTTTCCCACCAAATACACCTGCCCTACGTACGCCCGCTGACTTCCAAGCTCCAGATCGATAGACGCAGCTACCGTCTCACGCCCCTTATTTGTTACGTACACAGCAGCAGAGTCAGTGCTTACGGCGTAACCGTAAATCGGTACGTCCACCATTTGCATGCTTCCCCGCATAGGAAGGCCTGTAATGTCTAACTTAAATCCTGCCGCATGTGCTTTGGCTGCATCCCAGTGTGCCCACCCACCGCGTCCGGTAGCAGAACTGAACGCATCCTGCGCGTCACACTGGTCACCGTGTGCGAATGAGAACATGCCCTGGGCGAGCGCATACTGATGGCCTAACCGAACTGCAGTAGGTCCGCCTGTGCCGTACCCAAAGGGGCTCTCCCCACTCTTAGAAAAATACTTATCATCATCCACTCGAACAGGAAGAATATCCCAAGATGCGTCATGTATCGCACCATAAATATCAGGATCGTACCACTCACCGCTAAGAGGGAAGCATCCCCATAGAGGTATCCCTCCCGCAATGGAAAGCAGCTCTACTCGAATCCCTCCTCCCGGGTTGGTACATTGCAGCTTAGACGACTGGAAAGCTTCTAATGCTCCTGATTCCGCTAAAACACCGTCAGGCGTAGTAATTATGACATTCCCTACAGTGCTGTCGCCTCCTCGATAGAAGAAATACGGGTCACCTAAGTTGGGAACGGACGCCAGAGAAGGGAGCGTAAACGTAACATCGGTGGCTACCGCAGGATTTGAAATGAAAATACTGTACTTATCTGTTGACTGTACGGAGTAACTGCTGGCCTTCTCGCTGACTCCCCAGTTTAACCCTCCAGAGCCTCCTCCAATATTGGCTTCTACCCATGCCATCCACACAAGAAACTTTTCACCCCAACCATACTCGGGAGTACCCAGGCTATTATCTTCGATAGTCTCGTTGAGCGCTGGGCCACATAACCCGCTCGTGCTGTACGCAAGCCCTATGTAGATAAGACATACATCTTCGGTCGGGAGGCCGAAATTTACAGTCAGCTTTACGACGTAACCGCCACGGCTTTCAACGTTGCAGGTGGTTGTCTGGGCATTAGGTGTCGCTATTGTAGCCGTTGATCCGGGAGGCTGAATTATTTCCCACAAGTACGTGAGCCCTGGATTGAGGGCTTCAAACTGGGCTGGAACTCCGGCCAACGTTGTAGGCAGTATGTCCCGCCGAGCTAAGCCGTACGTACCTGCAGAGAGTTGGTTTATTCTAAAATTAGCCGCATTAGCCATCTACGTATACTCCTCACACAATGATACGAGAAAGTGCATGTTTTTTTGTTGTCCGTACTTATAAATCCTTCCATATGTATCTTTAATCGCTAAAGGGTGCGTACGCACCATCCATGAAAGTCGGACTGTCATCGTAAACGTAAGCTTCAATTTCGCCTGAATCACCCCCTGCAGCAGGCGTTTGGACTGTCCCTCCTGTCACATTCTCTCCTGAAGGCTTAGATACCTTAGGTGTCAACTTTGTATACTTAGTCTCTACAAGCTGATAGTTCTCAGGAATAAAAGTGTCGCCTTCCGGTGCCATAGTAGGAGGTGCTATTCCTCCCTGTACAATATGTACTTTCTTGACTAACAGCTGGAATGAGAAAGGTACTGCTGTCTCCGTAGATGCGTTTATCGTAAAATGGAGATTCATCATAGCGCCGGAAACAATCATAGAATCATACTTAATATAGAAAAGCAGTCCTCTCCGGGCTAACTGTGATCCCCGGGTAATGTCCCTGAACATTCGTAAAAGGCGCATAGCCCAATCATCCTGGTAGGTATTCATCACCACACCAGAATAGCTAAACACTGGTGCCTGCTGCCCAAAGAAGAACGCTACATAGTTATCCGAAAGAGTCTCCACTACCTGAAATTTCTCATGAATAGGATGGTCTACACGTTGTAAGAAAAAATCAAAATAACCTAACCCTCCAACCTCTGACCCGTCACCCATAAGAATAGAGGCGATCTCTTGGGTGCCCGGCTCTGGAAAAGAATCAAGCAAAGCCGAGAAACGTTTGTACTTTTTCGCCGCAGCACTCGACCCTTTACCTAGTCGCGCCTTCACATACATACGCGCCATCGTCGTCTGTGCCCCAGCACTACGTCCCTGGACGTGCCGCATATACTTGGGGGTCATCGCAGGCCAACCAGCGAACACTCCCTGCGCATACGGATCTCGTCCTGAATTTTTGTTAGACCCGTCCAAATACAACTTAGCTGCATCCCACGTTATGCGTTCATCTGCTAAAATGTCGTTGGCCTCTTCCTCAGAAGCGCCACTGTTAATGGCTCGAAGCCTGTCTATTATGCCCGAATCCAACGGTACTATTGGAGGTGAAGCTTTAGGCATCTACTGTCTCCTTCTGAACGGTGTACCTTCGGGGTACAGCTCAGTGTCCAGGGGTGTGGTCTCGTTAAGAAGCATATACGCTCTCTCTACCAGTGGAGGAAGAATAACAGAAGTGGCGTCTTCTCCCAAAGAAACATTACGGAGTAAAGAGTCGTTTATATACCGAATCCATGCCTCAGCCCGAGGTGGGATCTGGTGTTTGCGGGGTGTACGTGTCAATGTTGTAACTGTCATTATGGTACCCTCAATGCTGCGGCCTGCATCGCATTTGCAGCCTCGTTTAGCGCTTCAGCACCTTCCTTAAAGTTCTTAGTGCTTTCCTCGTTAAAGTACGCTCCTACGCCTTTCCCTGCAGGACGGAAATCTTCGCCAAGTTCTGCGCCTATACCGCCGACTGCTTTATGTGAGCGCTGCAGATCTGAGTACTCACGTCCCATGCCCTTCCTAATCGTCGTTTCTTCTGTCTCTTCTACCAGCCCTTGACCTGCAGAGCTGAGCATCCGTTGTATATTCGCCCTTGCTTCACTTTTTTCCTCCGCACTACCTTGTCCCTGTAAGACAGCTACCTGCTCAACTATCCCGCGATGTCCTCCTCGGATAAGAGAAGAGAGGTCTTCTTTGCCTAGTCTCTCGAAATCATCCACCCCTGTAACCGTACCCCCTATCAACGGGTTAATTACCTTACTCACTGCCGCCGCCTGCTGCGCCTGAGATATCTGACCACGCTGCAGCACCTGATGTCCCGCTAACGCCGCTGCACCATGTTGTGCATTTTCCTGCATACCTTTTGATTCCAGTATAGTCCGCAGTCGTGTTCTGGCATCAGAATCAAAAACCTCTTTGCCTCCCATGTAGCCTTTGCCCACGTCCGACTGTGCCTTGTTGAATGCTACCTGGAACTCTTTGGATGTTGTAGACTCAAATCCACGCTCTTTCATGAACTTCTGTCTGGCCATCCTCTCAAACACTTCACGCTGTTCTCCGGTCAGATTTGCTCCGGACTCAAGCGCTGCCATCATCAGTTCACTGCCCGTTCCCTGCTTCGTAAACTCTCGGTATTTTTCGGTCTGCTCTCCCTCAGGAATTCCAAGTGCACTCTCAAACTTACGCATCCTCATTTGAGTCATCTTCATGTCGGCCTGAGTATACCCTGATTGACGCCGCGCTTCTGACCCTAGAGACAGCTCTTGCGCACGAGAAATAGCTTCTTTAGTCTCTGCACTTCCGGTCTCTAACGCATTTTTTACGCCTAAACTCTCAAACCCCGCTCTATCCTGCTCCGATAACGAGTCATATATCCTTGTCGCTTCTTCTATCGACTTCCCAGACCTGCCGGCCATCTCCTGAATAGCAGCATTTCGAGCGGTGCCCTGGTCGATGCGATCCGAAAATGCATCCCCAAAAACACTATCTCCCTCTCGAGCTGCTACTCCAATCCGCGCACCCACACCCGATACCGTTTGGAAGCCGGTACCTGCTTCAAGCCCAAAGGCCTTCTCCAAATTGGAATACATTCCAGCGGAAGCTTCTCCTGTACGAGAAGCTCCTCCCATACCTTTAAACATCTGGCGTGTCTTGGAAGTCCTCCCAGACGCAAAGGCTCCCGCTTTTTTTACATACTGATTACCGTGTGCCGCTGACAAACCTGTACCGTACGTATGGCGCAAGATGTCTGACATATCAAATCCTCCGACAGCTGACGCCAAGCCTGCAGGAGTAGCGTAATCCAACACTGTCCCCACAAATTCTATCCCTTGATCTATGTCTTTCGCACTCATCCCTCCAGCTACGTGCGCACTTCCCTCAGGCCCACGACGATCCTGGTAAGACATAACATCGTGGTATGCCTGTATCGGATCAGCCTGTGCTAGTCCCCCAACACCTTTTGTTCCTCCCAACATTTCCCCAGTAGCGCCTGCTTCCCACTGCTCCTGCGCCCTACGCGCACTCTTAGATGATGCAATAAACTCTGTAGGCGTACGAGAATAGAGGCGCCCTTCCTCCCACGCCGAATTCCTACGTTTAAAATCACTAGAGTCATCCATCCCTTCACCTATTATGCGCGATAGCTTTCCGAAGGGACGTAACCAAGCGTCCTTAACATTGCGCATAGTAGTGTCTTTAGGTGTTACAGCACCCGCAATCTGCCCAAACATTCCAGGAGCAGCTTCCCGTATCTCATCACGCTGTTGGCGAGAAATATCCTCTTGTCGTCGGGAAATCATATCCCGCTGTTGTCTCCAGTGATCGGGATCACTAGCTTCTATCATCATCTGCTCAGCAACTTCTTTCCCAAATAGAGACTGTGCTCCTACTGCAAATGCGCCGGCACCTTTCAGGCCTAAACCTTGTCCTGTCTCCCGTGCCATCCTGAAACGCATTACTGTCTGCTCGTACGGGGTCATAGCGTTAGCTGCCTGAGATTGAACCTGGCGCTGTTGCAGCCCAAACATGGCCATTGCACCTACCCCACCACTCTGGACAGCGTTACCCATATTCTGAACAGCGTTCAACACCATCCCCTGGGCTCCGCCACTTCCGGAACTTCCCATCTGAGCCAGACTATTCGCATTCATTCCCCAGCCACCGGCACCATACTGTCCTGCTGCAGCCCCAAAAAGAGGCATGGACAACATCGCTGCCTGTGCCTGCATATTACGCTGAGCAATTCCACCTACGCCACCAAGCATAGATAGCTGTTGCGTATTATATACTCCTCCAGCCACTCCTTGCCGTGCTGTAGCTCCTGAATACATTCCATACTGCATACCTGGACCGGCCATTAGTCCTGCCTGCTGGTACGTCATGGCTCCAGGCATTCCATACTGCTGCATCGCACCCTGTATAGATGTCCCTGCCGCTCTGGAGAAGCTACGCATCCCCTGTGCAGCTTCATCCATCTGATCCACACCAAAACCTAACTGCCGTAGCTGTCCCATCTGTTTAACTACAGTGACAACATCAGGCTGGTTAGTAAGCTCCATGAAACTGCTTATCGCCTGACTCACTCTACGCAGGTTCTGCTGTATTCCCGGGATACTCTGCTCCATATCCATCAATCCAGCCTGCCCTGAAAGCTGTGTAATCTTCATCAGGTCTTTCTGGTTGAACATTCCCCCAGTAGACTGTTGGAACGAAGAGTCTTCAGCCATGCTCTGTATTCCCGACGCTAACTGCTGTGACGCTCCTCGATTAAGCCCTCTTCCTAACGGATGAAGTTGTGGGCCACTTACCACCCAATCCTGAGAAGAGCGTTGGAGAGCGGCACCCATCGAATGCGCCTGAATAGTAGACTGCATCGGAAGCATCGACACATCTCCCAACCCCTGAGCTGCTCCACTAAAATGAGCTGCTCCAGCTCCGATAGCTGCACCTGCAATTTTTCCCAGTCCTCCGAACCTGGCCCCGAGCATTCCACCCGCTAACGCCCCAATACCGTACCCCGCACCTTGGCCAATAGCCCTGGGAGCCTGGGCCTGATATGCAAACAACTGGTCTGCACGCGCCTCTCTTTGCCGCACTTCCTGATCCCACGCAGTCTGGAATATAGGGCTTGGAGCTCGAGGAGTAAGTGGTGTACTGGCTACAGGCATAATTGGTGTAGGCGAGATAGGTGCCATCATAGGAGGAGGAGCAGGAGGTCGAAACGCTCCCGTGGACGGAGGCGTCATTGTAAGCGGGGAAGGCACCATCCCTCCCGAGTACCCCTGGGCTCCCGGCATAGCTCCGGCCATCATCGCAGCCTGGTATACTCCCAGAGACTGCTGCTGCTGTATCTGCCCAAGCTGGGCCTGAAACTGTTGTCCAAAATTAAACGAGGAGCCTCCTCCACGTGCTACAGGAGACATAGACTCTGCCTGTGAAAGTTGGGCACTTGCCTGCTGCGACAACGACGTGGCTATATCAGAAGGAGTCATTACGCGGCTACCCTGCCCTGACATCAATCCCAGGTTGGCCTGCATAGGGTTGTAACCATTAGACATTAGTCATCCTCATTCGGTATGTCCTCATCAGTGACAGTCATATCATCAAGCCGTTTAAACTGTCGCGCTAGTACCCGTTCATTGGCTGCATCTGTACGTTTACGTTTTTGTTGTGACGTAACATACTCTGAATTATACCTGAACTGGTACAGCTCTTCCCTATATGTTTCTAACAAATGATCTATGTCATCAGGTCTGACCTCCGCCATGCGTCCTAGCAGACGAATAAAAAGGGACACAAGAGTGTACTTCTCGTTACGCTCTCGAAGGATTGTCTCCGAAAGCATCTGTTCTTGAAATGAGCCGCCTTTCGGCAACGGTGAGCCGCGAACATATGCATACGCTCGCGTGTGTCCCATTGCCGAATTTAAAAATCCTGGGGCGCACCTTCCGCAAAGATCGCACGCATCTTACGGTCAAACTTGAAGACCGACTCCATTAGACGAGACGCCATAAACTCTGGAAGACGCGATATCATGTGTAATCTTTTCTCGAAAGCTTCGTCAAACTCCGACTCAGGCGCGTTGAGAGGATCTCCTACATGGGGGTATTTGCGTGATCCGATACTAACAATAGAAGCTGCCAGGTTATACCTGCTGACAAAGTCCTGTATGGTTGCAGCAAGAGCGAGGTCTCTGGCTTCCAAAGCCTGATACACTCGTTGGGTGTCCAAGTAGAGTCGGCTCCGCAGTACCACTGTAGTCTTGCCTACCAGAAAAGACTCCTCGTAGTACCCATCCACCATTACGGACTCCTGGATACTAAGTGCTTCTTCGCGCGTCACACCTACCTCTTTAAGGTTATCGCGGTATTCCCGCGCCTGTTCCTCCGGGGTGGACTCACGCAGGGCTGCCTCTACGTCAGGTATGGACTCATCCATCTCGTTCAATGTCTGCTCAATCTTCGCAGCTTTACGAGGTACAGTGCTTCCTCTCGGACTATTATCCTTCGGCCCTTCGAAGTCAGTGTCATCCCCAATCATCGGCTGTCCCGTTTTCTCGTCAATCCCTGGCATGGTGCGCTCCTTTTCTGTGTGTTATGCGCTCCACTATAACGGAAAAGATTGGTATAAGGAAGTCTACCCCTAAAGAAGAAAGAGGCTCGTAACATGTACTGCCCTAAATGTAAGATTATGTTTCCCTACAATATTGATCCTCCGATAGAAAATTGTACCGTGTGCGGCCTCCCTTTCGAGATAACCTGTCTTGACATCTTCAAGGATGGGGCGTTTGATATAGCTCAGGAATCGCGACCTTCCCAACTGGCTCTCGCTGAAGAGATAGAAGACTTTCTAAGTGCAGGGCTCACTAGCCAAGCATTCTTCGCAGAAGGCGGAACCGGGATTGGAAAAAGTTTTGCCTACTTAGTTCCACCCTTACTTGCAAACCGCAGGGTTGTAATTGCGACTACTACCAAAGGACTCCAATCCCAACTCTACGATAAAGATCTGGCTTTTCTACTTCAACAACTCGGGCTCTTTGACAAGAAAGCTATGCTGTATAAAGGACGCGGCAACTATGCATGCTGGCAATTAACTCCGAGGAAAGCTACCAGTGAAGAACGTGAGCAATACTCCGAACTGATCGGAAACGCACGCGGGTCCAACGCACCTGCTGACCGAGATGATTGGGAAGGCCCTGTCCCCTCCTGGTGGACTTCGATCTCAGCGGAAAACTGCATAGGAATTAAGTGTCCACACTACACACAAGGTTGCCGCCTAGACCCTCAGTCTGCGGATATTCTGATAGTGAATCACCACCTTCTGGGGATCGATTTAATGCTGGGGGCGGGAAATTTGTTCGGGGAGTACGACACACTCATAGTAGATGAGGCGCACAAAGCTTCTGACGCTTTCCGTTCAGCGTACGAACACACAATATCGAAAAGTTTTGCAGCTAAACTTAATGCTATTTTATTTTCGAATCCAAACCTGAAGTCTGACGTCTTTGAGGCCTCTTTGGGGCGCACCATGCTACGTTTCATCATACCTGCGATAGAAAAATTGGAAGGTGAAGTGCGTGATCTGTACAATAGTATTCAAGGCTCCTACGATAAAGTCACACGTATCGCATCTGACATTACAAGGCATCAGACACATACGCAAGACATCGCACGCTCCGCGCAGTTCTTACAAGAAAAGCTCGTATTTGTGTCGAAAGAACTAAACACAAGGTGTGTAGTAAATGAGCACTACGCAGTAAGTGCGGATAACGCCATGGTACATATGGGCGCTATAGCAGCAGCTTCGCGCAAATGCGACAGCCTCTTACGTTTTTGTGCTAAGTTCAAAAAGGAATACATCAATAACTGGATACTAACGATAGATACGGAGAGAGATGCTCTTAGTATTCTTCCGGTAAAAATGGGTCCTATTGTAGGCCCGCAGCTAAACTGTATCACGAATAAGGTGTTCACTTCCGCTACCTTACAAATAAACTCCGACTTTACACACATAAGAAACGAAGTGGGTTTGGGTGAAAAATCCAAATGTGATGTAATTACCGCAACGTATGAAAGCCCTTTCAACCTCGACGAACAAGCGCTCCTATATCTCCCCCGGCACATCCCTCCCCCCGCAAACTTTGGTAGCCCGCCAAAAAAACGCACGGAATGGATTGCAGCCATCACAAAAGAAATTGTGCGTCTAACAAACCTCACCAAAGGAAACGCCTTTGTATTGTTCAGTGCGCGGAGTGATATGGATGAAGTAGCAGCCTATCGCGAAAGATACTTCCCTCAACCAGGGCTGACTACACTCATTCATCAAGAAGATGCCACTCCACTTCTCCAGAAGTACAGGGAAACAGACAACTGCATACTGTATGGACTCAAAACTTTCTGGGAGGGGGTAGACGTAAAGGGCCCTAAGCTGCAGCTCGTAATCATACCCAAGCTGCCTTTCCCTCACGCAAATGACCCTATCATAAAAACCCTGACTAAACTTACACCTGGTGATATAGCGGGATTCTACCATGTATCATTCCCTAGGATGGTATTTACACTTAAACAGGGGGTGGGACGTCTTATCCGAACTCAAAAGGATTACGGGATAGCAGCAATCCTGGACCCTCGTATCTGGACAGGCAGTGCTACTGGTAATGACGCAAAAGTCATCCTAGCAAACGCAACGAAAAGTCAGAATTACGGGGCTAAGATTACAAAGGCCCTAGGCCTCAACCGTATTCGCGATAACTTTACACAAGTGCAGAAATTTGCTAAGAGACGATTACAGACATAAACAAGGAGACTCTGGCGTTATGCGGTACACTGTGGGGCTGGCAATACACGAAGACTCCCCGGTAATCGTCTCAGCAGTATGCTGGCCTACCGACGTTAAGCCCCACTTTAGTACCCACGCTATGTCCCGCAGTTTCATGCGCGACAAGTTGCCTGCCCTGGTTCTCACGCAAAATACCCACATAGAAGCCGCAGTAGATGCGGCACTCATGCGGGTAACCGAGAAACTCTTTATGAAGGAAAAGATACTCAATCCCGTGAACGGAGACGCTCCCCTACAACTGCTAACACCTCTTAAGTATCCCGGATACACATTCAAATACCCTCATGAGGCTGTCCGGACTCACTGGCTCCTTACTGCCGCCAAGCGCGCCTTAACAGAATGGATGGCTCCTCATGGCAGATAACACCGCAGCAACCAAAGACGAGATGAGTGCACGCACGTACTCCGACACTTGTGTCCGTTGTCGTAAGAAACTAAAACCTGGGCACCGAACGCAATTCGTGTACATAGTGGAGCGGGTAGGGAGACATCCTACTAACCTGCAGGCAGTAGGGGCGTACATGATGCGTGATGAGTTCGAGGTGGCACACATTGAGTGTACCGACCCTTACCTTAGAGACGTGAAGACCGGAGTAGAATGATGGGCGACCCCACAGGCGTATTCAACCCCTTCATATCTAAGAAGAAGAAAAAGAAAAAGAAGAAGCCTGATTTCCAGTCAGCCTTTGACTCCGCGGATACCGAGTCAGGTGTCGTGATAGAGCCAAAGGCTACGCTGGACGGAGATACCTACGTCCTCGTACTCACAGGAGTAACCATGATCAGTGAAGCAGCCGACCGTCTGGTCTCGTTGCTTTACGCCGTTAACCGTGAGCACGAGCAGGCACTTAAGCGTAACGGCATTCGAATTGTAGAGGCACACTCCCAAATCTCCGCCGCAGAGGATGAGATGATCCTTGCGAGGTCTAACGGAAGCATTTGTGTCTACACCGGAAAAGATGATAAAACTGAAACTGCAGTCTTTCGGCGCATCGGGCACGTCTTGTCTATACTGCCTGTTGCCGAGATACTGACAAAGCACAAGGTACATATTTACAGGAGAGAGTAATGGTTAAGACATGTGAGACATGTGGACACTTCTGGCCCCTGGTTAAAGGGCTGCGAGGAGGCAAAGTGAAGCAGCTGAAACAGGCGTACTGTTTAGCGCTAACTGTCTTCCCTTCTAACAGGGTAGGGAAGCACGTGTACCCTCCCGGAGCAAAGATAAAAGATACTCCCAACGCAATGATACAGGCGAAGATAGTGCGCACAGACCAGATCGTCCCTAACTGTGCACATCGGAAGGATCAGTAATGGAAAAGAAACCAGCTACAACAACAATCGACCTTCCTGACGGTGAGGGAGGCTGGGTAAAAACTGAGGCTGTGAAGCACGAAGGGTCCAAGCAGGATCCCGAAAAAGTGGACGCCGCCATGGAAAAGGCTCGCAGAACAGACTTCTTTAAGAGCGTAGGGCGCTGCACTGAAGCGCTGAATACCTACCTCAAAATCTACAGCAGGGACCACGGGCTTAGCCCGGAAGAGGTAATCGCAGCTGTTTATCTGGAAAACTGCAACAACAGACACTTCTTTCCAGAAGAGCAGGGAGGCAAAAAGGCCTTCGACCAGATCACCGCAGAGGTCTGGGATCACTTCAAGAAGAACGTCTGAAGCCCTTATCTCCTATAATTACTTACTCGATAAGTACAGACCCTTATCAAACCTTGGAGGTTTAATGCATGCGTACTGTAATTCTTTTGTCCGTAGGCCTACTGCTGGGAGGTTTCATCCACGTGGCTGCCTTAAACCCTGCAGTCGACGTGCAGCCTGAAAACATTACAGCAGAGACAGAGGTACCTGCAACTGAAACTGTTCCAGAAGAATCTGAACCAACCCCAACACCTACCCCAGACTTGGAACCAACTGTTCTGGTCGAAGCTGCCCCTCTCCCGGAATTTAACGCAGATGACGTTGAACTGGCCAGAAGGATCCTTAAGCTAAAGAGCCATGGCATCTGGTTCGAGTGTGGGGTGAAATACAAACAAGATGAGCTGGAGGGTGCCGCACTCGATTGGGCCGTCGCAATAAATGACGCTCATGACGCTATCCCTGAGTACCAGCTACGCAACAAGAAGCTTGTGAAGCATGACATTCGAGAAGCTCTCGGAATCATGCAGAACGAATCTCGGCTCGACCGCTGTGCCGTAGGTCCCTACCCTCGCATATACGCTTACAAGAAAGGCATCTTAGTCCGCAAACCTAACACCCTGAGCCATAGCTTACCTGAGATACAGAAAGCGATTCAGCACAAAGGGTTCAAGCGCAGGAAAGCCGACCTGGGACCTGGGCAGATAGTTGTGTACCTTGGGGACATGTCATGGGATGAAATCCGTGCGTATCTCACACTCACCCCTGGCATCACTAAGGTATTTGAAGCCATGACTTACCGTGGAAAAATGTATAACACACGCAGACCGTCCTACCATTGGCCCGGATCTAAACAACATCAATGGTATTACCGCAAAATAATGCGCGGAATTATGAGCGCCTTTCCCGAAGTCAGACATCTAAGATACAAATAATCACTGAGTACTTCCCTGGAAGCCGCGTAGTAACTACGCACCACAGGTTTCTCCCCGCTCCGCGGGGGGCGCCACTGCCAGCTCTGGGCCCGCGAGCAACAGTGCTAAAATCAGTCAGTGATGGGAGGAGCCTCTACATTTGTAGGGGCTCTTTTTTTTGCTCTTTCTAATTAATGCAATCTCTGTTACCGTCATATTCAACCACGCACAGGAGCATTAAGATGCAGAATAGCACTGACATATTCACTGAGAAGCCTACCCTTGTTGGGTACATCGAGACTAACTCAGGAGGCATCCTGATGGCAGATGGAGCCTGGGAAGAGAGTCTGCCTCCCACTACAGATAGCCGTATCAGCATTGACCTTGAAGTTGATGCCGGCAAGATACCCGTATACGCCGTAAACCACGCAGGTAAGCGGAGCCTCCTGATCAATATTGATGACATCATCCTGCATACGTCACAGGAGCAAGTAGACATTTCAGACCCTATCGATCTCCCTGAAGAGAAAGAAGAGAAGCAATGATCATAGGTATCGCAGGCCAGATCAACTCAGGGAAGAATACCGTAGGAGACATTATTTGCGATAGGTGGGAAGGCATCACAATGGCCTTCGCGGATCAACTGAAATACTTCATCCTCCAGATGTTCCCAGGTACAATGACCAAAGATGAGTTGTGGGGTCCTAGCGAAGAACGTTCTCCCGTTGCGCGCAAACTACTACAAGAGCTTGGAACTAACGTGGCCCGAAAGCATGACCCTGATGTGTGGGTTCACCACCTCCTGCAGCGAATCCTTATTTTTCGTGAGACAGGCATCGACCCTCTCGGACTACTGCCCTGTACCTGTAAAGACGCTTCTATAGTAGTGACTGACGTGCGCTTTCAAAATGAGGCTATCGCAATCCGGGATGACCTGCTCGGATGTACGATTAAAGTAGAGCGCCCAGACAACTACGCGCATACCTTCGACAAAGACGCAGCCAACCACCCTAGTGAGCTGGCTGTCAACGAGATCCCACTTACGCTTCTACACACTACAATTAAGAATGACGGGTCACTAGACGACTTGTATGCAAAGGTCGACGACATTCTCGTACAGCTGGAGGATGACCGATGTTAACCCCCCCCATAGACCCACTCCCAGGAGAGATCTTCGAGGCACCTGACGACACGCCCTTAGGTGAGTCCATAATCATCCAGGTTATAGGACCTCAAGGCACTATCGTAGGTCTGACTGAAGGTACATCTAAAGTAGAGAATGTCAGCCGTAAATGGTCACTCGGTAGAACTACTACGGTTATCCCCTTGTTTCCTAAGATGCGTATTAGAGTTCGAGGAATCCAGAAGCACATCACTGCTCTTGTATTCAACGAGTACTACGGATGGTCCCCTTACTCTTACGCGAAAGACATAATAGTTACAGACACTTCTTTTATAATAGAACACACTACTCCCTTATTTAGTAGTGAGGACCATACTATCTATGAAAAGGTCTTACTGACCGCAGTGGAGGACGCAGATGAGAAAATCTAACCGTGAAGGACTACCAATGATGCCACCCCCCGGAGCAATCCCTCCGCATGCAATGCAGCAAATGCAACATGCGGCGCAACAGCAAGGGCCTCCAGGTGCGGAGAAGCCTCAGGATCGCTCCAGATTCAACCCTCTCCCCCCTGGCCCTCAGGGGAACAAGATCCTCCGTGGTCTGGTAGGGTGTGAGCTGGCCAACGATGCTAAACGCTTAGAAGAGCTGATGACTAAGGTCATGGAGATGCCTCTCGTAGAAGAGGGGGAAGACGATCTCATTGAGGCTTTGGCATTGGCGATAGCCCGAAGCTTCCGAGCAGAAAAGACGTGCATTCAGCACTTGAGTACTCGCACCGCAGCAATCTTTGCGGAAGATGAGGACCTGAGCAAAGCACACAACAACCTGCACAAGGTACAAACTGAGATTGAAGAGCTTAACACTCAACTCGGAGACAAGATCAGGCAGCTCCACGAGCTTACTGCCAAACGGTGGGGCATCGCTGTAGAGAAGTTCGGGTTGAATACCGAAGGACGCTCTTATCAAATAGATGAAGAAGAAGGTAAGGTCGAGCAGGTGGACTTGAAATGTAACGAGTGCAAGGGGCGTACTATCGTGCGCAAAACTCGGCAGGAGATCGCTGAGAAATTAATGCGCCGGAAAGAAGTTTCTGATGACTGACAAAGAGTTTGAACACAAGAAGACACTTCTCAGCCAGGTGGAGAAGCACCCTCTCGTAAGTAAGAAATTTATGGCATGGCTCATACAGCAACTGCTAATGACAGGGATGGCCGTCACTGCCCTCATCAAGCAGCCTGAAATGGGCTGGCAACTCTCTGCGTTCATGGTGGGCATCGTCTTTATGATGGGAGTATCTACGATGTGGTTCATGGGGAAACAGGCTGCAGCAGATATTGCAGTAAGAGGCTTTGCGCTAGTAGGTAACGTAGCTACTGCTCCAACCAAAATAAAAGACCTGCTCCCACAGGACAAAGAAGACGAGTAACCCCCTCCCCCTTTTCTAAACTTCACCGGCAGCCATTTTTATGGATAGCGCCTCAGTCTTAGGGGGAGGGTATTACTTACTTATTTTTTCTACCCGAAATTACCTATTACGTCGTACAGCGTCTTGAAGTACTCCCAGCCGCATTGGAATCCAGCTGCGCCGGCATGCCCTCCACCTGAGGGACGGTCACCTGCCTCGCCTATCTTCTTGGCGAGAACCCCCAAATTCAAGATGTCCGTCTTCGGTGTGTACATGCTAACCGTGAGGTACTCTCCATGCACCTCCTGGTACGTTACCATGATGTCGTGCTCCTCAGGGTCGAAGAACCCCTTGAACATCGTAGAGTTACCCTGCTGGTTCACCATGACAGCCGTGAGTCCCTGAAAATCAGCAGTAAAGCCTTTGTTTCCCAACACACTCTTCCACTGCTTGTGCTGATAGGCCATGAGGGCTCTACCTGACGTGAGCCCCTCTCTGGGAATACTCAGATCAGCATCTCCTGCTCCTCCCAGAATATTGTACCAGAAGCGCCGCCCATCTCTGTGTGCAGGATTTGAATTCACGCTTTGGAGGTAGTACTGAAACGCAGTTACATCCTCTTGGCGCTCTTCAGATTTGCCTGTGTATCTCCAGGTATCCCACTCACCAACAAGCTGTACTGCAGGAGGGTGCGAATGCTTTTGGTAGAGGTAGAACCATGTCAGCTCTGCCCCGGAGATCAACGAAGACTCCTTGTCTCCGTGATAATGTACTTGGCGTATTCCAGGTACACGCTGCAATGCAGGGACTTCCTCCTCCATGTCCACAGAGGATTGATGGTGGTCAATGTGTATGAACCTGTCTCCGAGTTTCTCCGCAAACTCCAACATCACATCAGCAGGTTGGAGCGAGAAGTCCACCATATACACTGTGTCTTTCTCGTAGTTGATTTCTTCCGGGACAGGCATTCCATAGTTGATGCCGTGGAAGTAAATTTGAGTGTCCGGCACTTCTTTTTCCTTCAGGTACCTGTACACGATACCTGCAGAACAGTACCCATCACTGTCCTTGTGCATTAAAATTCGATACATGTTTTTTCCTCTCTATATTCCTGCCCTTAAACCAACTATAATTGGTTACCGGAGGACAGCATATGAAGAACGCTTCAGAACTACTAGACTCACTGATAAAAGATGCGCGCCAAAAATACAACATCAATATCTACACTAAAAAGAGGTATTATAGATTCTGGAAATTCCTGGCCGTCCTGTTTAAAATTGTCACCTTTGGGAAAGCAGGTGACTTCCTGAAGAACTACACAATTACTTTCGGTACCAGCATCTACTTCCCGCTAGACTGGGACTTCAAAACCGACGCTGCGCTGAGCTACACTATACTGCGGCACGAGCTCGTACATGTAGTCCAGTACCGAAAACTGGGATTGGGGTGTGTTCCCTTGGGGGTAGCGGTCTTCTTGCTCCTTTACTGTCTGGTCCCTATCCCTATCTGCTTCGCATGGTTCAGATACCGTCTTGAACGTAGTGCCTACCTTGAGACCTGTAAGGCACGGAGGTACATAGGACTACCTCTAAACATAGACTACTACGTCGACAGTCTGAGTGGGCCACGCTACTTGTGGACATGGGTACTAAAGAAACAGATCAAGAAATGGTTCTACCGTAAGCTCTCTACACTTCCCAAGGAACCCCCGTCTGCTCGCTGAGGATCTTCGCACCTACCTGCTCACCGCCTGAGCGTCCCAGCTGCTTACCTGCCAAGCCTCCTAGAGACCCTCCCAGGAATGGTAGCATCACGCCTTGCCCAAACGCCTTACGTCCCAACAGACCAAGACCTATACCGCCTAATGCACCCAGTCCCGTTCCTCCGATCTCTCCGCCTCGAACCACATCTCGGTACTGTGTTACCAAGGGATGCTCATCGGGAGACTCAGGAGCCAATGCCTCTGCGCGCTTCTCTAAATCAGCAATACCTGCCTCTAATATACGGTTGAGATCCATAGCTTCTCCTTCTAATCTGCGGCCTGTAGCGTAACAGCTACGTGTCCTAAGACACTCTCCAGATTATAGGTCAACTGGCTGGGAGATGGAAGCGCAGACTCTCGAGCATGACATTCCTCGCACGCAGGAGTCTCTTTTGCGATCTCCTTGCGTGGGTTATCTGCGTTTCCGACCTGACGGTACTCCGTCACGAGCAGTCTCGACTGCCTAAGTGGTGCACTTTTCTTACAGTAGTTACATCGGTACATTAAGATGTCTCCTTGTACTTCTTGAGTTTTGCTCGCAGGTCTGCAGCCTCTTCCGGACTGACCTGCATCTCTTTCTGATATGTATCCTCGAGCTTGAAGGCCCCTTTGTTCTCTCCAAAGGCCTTGTCTTCGAGAGCACACAACCGTTCCGTTATGCTATCAAACCCCTTCATGACTTCACGTATCAACGCGTCATTCAGGATTTTCAAATGCATGTTGGTAACAGTCTGTTGTTGAATCATCTCCAGCAGCTGAGGAGCGCTTACTTCTAGCTTCTCCACCAGCTCTTTTATGTCCTTCTTAATTTTTTTCTGCGACACAATATTCCTCCTTACGTTATCCACTTATACCCGCGTTTCCGCGTTGTTTACGTGCGGCAACCAGAATATCCAGTCGAGCGATAGCAGAGGTTAGGTTAGTCCAGAGCACAAACAAGTGGGCAATCTGCTCTTCCGGGTAGCCTGCGTGCTCTTCAATGGCAAACAGTATATCGTCTATGAGAAGAGGGAGCCCCAGCTTATCTGAGGCCTCAGGTTCTGCGTCTATGTACGCCTCGGCCTGATTCTTCACGTAATCCAAGACATACGCAGGGATGTGTTCAAACTCAAGTTTGATATCCATTGTCGTACCATAACAAAAGACAAACGACCGCGCCAGCTAAGTTTTTTCTTTTCTGCATCTGAACAACTTAGTGCCAATTAGCGACGGTCGAGGGTGTGACTTGTACGTAAGTTTACGGGGTAAAGAGAAAATGTCTAGGAAAAAAACGTTACAAAGGACCCATCTGTACTTGCTTGTCCTTCAGGTTCTGAAGGGCAGTTTGCAGCACTGATTGCTCATGCTCAGGCTCGAGGGGTGCTGGGGGAGGAGGAAGTTCCTCCACGCCTTCTTCGGCTCCGGCCTGTTGTGACTGCCCCATATTCTGTATTTTAAGCTGATGTATCTCTTCGTTATGGCGCATCTTCTGCTCGTGCGCTTCTGTCATATGCTGCGCTTTCATCTCATCCATCGGGCCAGACCCTTCGGAAACTTTTGTGAGCATTCCCTTCTTACGGCGAGACTTTCTTTCCTTTTCGTGATCGTGGAAAGTACTTAGAGATGATCCTGAAGAGATCAGAGACTTAACCATCTTAGGGCTGATCCCTGCAGTCTTCTCTTCTGTGGCTCCCAGATGATTGAGCAAGCCTTCCAGCTCATTACTTACTTTTGTAGTGGTACGCATCGCGTGTTCTCCCTCCGCATTTGGAAGTGCTGGAGTAGAATACCCCATAGTCTCCAGACTATAATCGTTCTCCAGTCTGTCGTCAGAATCAAACGCAGACGTCTCCCCTTCCAACACATTCATCTCGTTATTTGTACCATCAGGTATAGCAGGGGCGCTGCCGTCTTCTCTAAATGGGATCGTAGAAGTGTTGCGTGCAGGAGATGCCGCCATACTCTGCTTTCCTAGTGTGCCGCCGCTGGCCTGCTCCGGAGGCTTAGGTACTGTCAGCTTGGGAGTAAGGTTCTGTGCATTACTCATCTGTGCTGCAGTGGTGGACATCTGAGTCCCGCCTGTAGGATCTGGAGTACCTAGGTTAGGCTCCTGCGCTGCAAGCATTCCTACTTTCCGGGTCCCTGAGTTCTTTTTCTTCATCTTCTTCTCCGGTAGCTTCTTTATACCAGGAGTATGGGCCGCCCACTCTTTTGCCATCGCAGGATGCTTAGCGAACATCCAGCGTTGCTGTGCTTTGGACTCGAAAGGCATGGCCGCTCCTCCTCCCAATTATACGTAGAAACAGTCTAGCAGAAATGAGACCCAGAAAAACAAAAAAACGATCACCACTGTGAATGTGAAGACAGTTACCACTCGAAGTACTTTATCCCAAAGGGTCACCAGGGCACTCTCCTGGCATGGCCCTCCTCTACTAGAGCATCGTTGAGGTTAAGTAGTTCAGTATCATCCCTACCCATAATAAGGACAGTAGCGATATATCTTCCATACTTCCCCTGCTTATCTTTTTTCGTGCGGATTACCACGTAATCTTCAGGGTCCATATTCGCGAAGGTCTCCAGTACGTACTCCTTCGCCACTAGCCCCTTCGCACGCTCTTCTCCTCGTAGCTCCCAGGTATCTATTCCTGCGAGGCGTAACCGCATTTCCTGGGTGTGTTTGAACCCCAGGTCTACTGCAACGTCAATAGTGTCTCCATCAACAACGTACACTACCTCTGCTCTATACTGGTACATCGCTACTTAGGGCGTCTTCGGGAGGAGGTTTCTTCTATGGCAGCACGTACAATGTCTGATATAGCCTGGAGCTCAACTGCCTTCTCAATGTCGGCTGTGCGCTTCTGTTCTTCATACTGCTCGAGATGCTCGTCCATGGCTCCCGCTACAGCCTGCACCTCACCTTTGATTATCTCTACAGACTCCGTTACCTGCTTAACGTCCTGCGCAGTGTCTTCCGTCTTATCTGTCAGAGCGTAATATTGCGCTATGGCTCCTGCCAGGATAACCACAAACCCAATTGCAGCGCCAAACTTCAGAGTCTTCCAGCCATTAACCGCTTTGGCGAGACCCTTGATATCATCCTCATGCAGGCAGCTATGTGGCTGGTCAGCCTTACGCTTCCCGCTTATTGCGATCTTTTTAGTCTCGACAATATCCTCTTTTAACGCTTCCACTATTACCTCCACCCATTCTTTATTCGCTTTGTCCTTTAACGAGTCCCGGTACAAAGAAGTACTGGACCTCTTAGCGCCGGGAGGGACTGACGAGCTCCCCTGTACCATACTGTCCTCCTACCAAGGGCAATCTACCCTAGACACCTCATCGTGTGTTTGCAGCATTTCTTTAAGAGAGGGGACGCCCAGACTAGAGCTTAGTCCTCCAGGAGCTACGCCGGAAGGCTTAACCATCTTCATCCAGGAATACATCCCAGCAACTTTCTGTAAGTATTCGACGGCGAATTCCGAGCAGAATAACTCGCCTTTTTTATGTAATGGATTCACTATACGACGCCCTGTAAGTCGCCATACACATATCTTAATTAGGAAGCCGGCGATCCCGATAAAATCATAAGAGTCTCCGATAAGGTCTCCACACTCAGGGAGTGCTGTCGTCAGGTCCAGGTCAGGGAACATGTAACACTCAATAGACCTATAATCTAAAGTCTTTGCCGGAACCTGCACTAGCCCACGATGATCTGTCTGTAGCGCCTGCCAGCTCTTATGTTCTTTGCTGTAAAACGCAATGAACGCATGGTTCACATTGCTCTCAGTTACGCCTCGGATAGCGCTACCGATAAAACCGTCAGAAGCCGTGAGGCACACTAGCATATGTTTAGAACCAGACATGTAATGTACCCTTTCCCTGTATCTTAAGCCCAGAAATACTGAGCATAATGTTAGATGGCCTGACTTTAACCAAACAGACCAAATGCGGCGCGATTTTAACCATACACGCCATATGTAGCCTGACTTTAACCAGACAGACCACCACTTAAACTATGGACGCTTTACCTCATACTTATAAGGTGCGTCTCTATGTCTCTGCGACAACACTATCCTAGGTTTTGAAGCCGGAGATACTTCCCGTGTAACTTTGTCCCGCAACATAAACTGGGTAATGTACGGCTGCTCCCCTACCATATTCATACTCAAATCCGAAGGTGATTGTCCGTGATTCGGAGGACGCCACTGTGTAATGTCCAACCACACAAGGTCACGTACAGTACTTACCCTTGACCCTGCCAACGAGAGCTGTCGCATAATAGGAGTAGAGTTCTTTCTGGTGTACAGAGCACATATGTCGTAACTGCTACTATCAAACCAGTTCAGTCCTGCCTGATCTATCCCTACTGGCTTAAGCATAATTGCCCTGTGGTTAGAATCAATCCCGCTCTGTAAGTGGTACAATGCTAACCAGCTTCTATCCATACTGCCAATACCTAATCCTAATGACGGCCCGCTATCTACCCATTCCCAGGATGAAATCGCTTGTGTATGTAGCCCGCAATATGTATGTCTTGAGCCATTAGGCGCCGGGTCATTATCGTACCTTGTCGGGGTAGGGAGACTGGAAAAACTAGAATCTCCCCAGTTCCAGATTGCTCTATCTACATTAGACTGTAAGTAAGAACTGAATCCGGGATGAGGCAGCCCATATCTTTTTCGCTCATTTCGACTTAGCCACAGTGCACTTTCGTCTCCCGCACTATATGTGTGCCCGCTGCCAAACCCGAAATTTTGGTTACACAAATCGTTGAACCATGGAGCAAAGAAGTCCCAACTAGGAGTAGACGTAAGGCAGTAAGGGTTACTTCTGTAGTTTTTGCTGCCCCGCAATACGGAGTAAAACTTATTAATTCCGTATATTTTATCTATATTAGGAACCTGCGGACCCACCATGTCGTAGACTCGAACATACGCATGGCGTGCAGGCGTCCCAGGATTAGAAATGCTCTCTGCAAAATTGTCGCGTATAAAAGTGTACATTGCTGCAACATCTGCAAACTGCAACTTCTCCCACGTGCTGTAGACTGAAGAATCATCCAACTCTACAACATCAAAAAAACAACTCCCAAAATAAGAACTTACATTACGTTTTATGTCTGCTGCGTGGTAATAAATCCACTCCCGCAATGTCGTTTGGTTCCAAGAATCCTGATTCGCCCTGGCAACACAAAAAGAGCCGTATTCTAATTTAGCAGCAGCACTAGGAACTTCATCTATCGCAACGTTAGTGGTGAGCCCATCGTCGAGCTTTCGATACCATGTCGACGACCCCTCTCTAACGATAAGGGCCCCTGTGGGGGCATCTGTCGCCACTACAAAAGGGTCGTGGTCGACTAAAAGCGTACGCGCCCCTCTTCCCATATCTGTAGTACCTAAAACAGCCATCAATTCTCCAATACATACGAGTCAGCAGGGATACATGCTAGTACCAGGTCCCTGTCTGCCTCCGTAATTTTACCGTCAAGATATACCTTCTGCACGCGCGAACGAGCTAAGGCGTAATTCCTGCCGTCTAAGGCGATAGACATGGACGTGTAGTCGTCCAGCGCGTCCAGTAAACGTCCCATTTGCTCCTGGTCCGAAGATGCTGCCGTAAGTATCTCAGCCATGATAGCCTCTCTACTCTTCTTAACACTTATCTTCCCAAGACTGTCCGCTACTATTGTATCGAACAACGCTTTATCTGCAACACTTAACTCAGGATCAAACCAGACTTTAAGCCATCGTTGCTCAGGGTTAACTGAGATATCAACCATGTCCTTGTTTGCCATACTGGAAAGTCCTAAGTACTCATCTATGTACGCAAAGCACGGAAGCTCCACTAAGTTTGAATACGTATACTCTGTCCGTGCCATTTCCGCCTCCTAATAATCACATACCACAGATAAGGTGGCTGCGCGCAGATTCCCAGTCAAACTTGCCTGATCGAACACCCACTCAAGATAGTCCCCATCCTCAAGGTCTAGTACCATCGGAGAAAGTGTGAGGGCTTGATCTTCCCCTCCATAGTTGCCAGTACGTATTCGGGTGCCGCTTACTTCGGTCCCGTTTACTGCCAGGTACGCATCACATGTCCACGTACTACCGCCCGTAGAATCTAATGAAGCAAAGCCGGAAACGGTGTACCGACTCGTGTAATTTATCGAAACATAACTTGGATTCGGCGTGATCGCCCACTCCGATACCGCGTCGTTGTTCTCAGTGTCGGCCGTGTCGAACGGAAGAGCAGTAGCTGTACTGAAATTCGCAGCCGCCCAGGTAGCGGCACGCCGAATTTGCATTACATCTTTCATACTGGAAATACGTTGCCAGGTAGATTGCAACGCAGCGTTAAACGCCGCGAGCATAACAGTAGATCCATCTTTGCGGAGCTCTGCCTTCTCTAGTCCATCCGAAAAAACACCGCTGCTCGCTATCTCTATATCTACTTTACCGTATTCAGTGTCGCTCATGATTCCCAGATACAACCTTCGCAGCATCCCGTCATGTGCTGGGAGTCCTGTGGGCGCTGGCAGCGTAAGAACTACGTCCAGTGCCGTGTCCACTCCGGTGTTACTCGTGCCATCAAAATACAGATACTCGCCACCTGAATAACCCGTGTACGGTGCGATAAGGGTCGTGACACTTGACAGCTGGAAACGCACCCCCTGTTGTGCGTACCCACTGCTACCTACTCCCTTACCCATTACCCAGGCAGTGCCGCTGTACACTACAACGTCTCCCGCAACTACCGCCAGGGAACCCGTTGTCAGTGTTCCTGCGTCTGTAACTAGATAAGCATCTCCTGCTGTGGGAGTCAGCCCGTTGAGCACTGCGACAGTTGCGTTCCCAACAAAGCTGGTGAAACTCACCCGAGCATTAATTATCAAAGTAGAACCGAAGTCGTAAATATCATCCAAAGTCGGTGCCCAATCAGCACAGATAACCTCTTTGTACACTAAAATCGGCAGAGGCTCTTGTTCCCACGTATGCGTGCCTTCGTTGTAAAACAGCTTAGCACCTGGATTCGGGTTTGGAGCATCAACATCTTTCAAGTCATTGAGTTCTGCTGACTGACCCGGGGGATTGAGAGCTAGTCCGTATTTTCCCGACAAATAACTAACCAGCCCTGCACGTTCATTCTCTGTAAGATTATCACTGTAAATAATGACTTCGGCAATTTTGCCGGAAAGCTCACTGCTTGTCCCTGTATTGTAGGCCCCCAAATACAGATTAGCAGCAGTGTCTGCCATCGAGTTAGGCACGCTATAGTCTGTTCCGTAAGCGATACCGTTCATCCAGGTCTTGACTATCGCGCCCGGTGCCCACTTGGCCTCATAGACAGACCACTCCATATCACTGATATTCAAATTAGCAGAGCCTTGTGTGCCGCCCGTAGCAAGCTCGTAGTTCCTAAAAACACTTGTCCCCATATACCACTCACGCAAGCTGGACGACCCATACTTGGCGACCAACATATCATTCGTAGAGTTGGCTTGAGCCACAACGATAACGTGCAGTCCGCGGGTGTTATCGTGTACTTCCAAATCACCAAAATCAACATTCGAGTTATTCGTGCCAACACCAAAATCAGCAACCTGCTTACCGTTCAATGCTGAAAGTTCTGCGAGTACGCTAGTTACGCTAACACTGGCGTGGCTGCTGGGGTCTTTTGAGACAACTCCCGTAATGCTTGACCCGCTCATCGTAAGCGTCGAAGCATCACTGAAATCCACCCACAATTCCAAATTCGATATGTCTGTCGGAACTATAGCGACTGAAAACAGCGAGCTATCCAACACACGAATCTCGTCGTCTATTTTTCCAATATGCAACCAGCCGTTTGGCTGAATCATGCGCTCAACAGGAGACCCATCAATGTCGTTACCGTTCGGGTCGATATAGACCGTCCCGGTTCCGTTGTTGAACATCATTCTCCGCGAGCCATTTGGAAAATAGACCATACTTGCTGGTACTGGGAACGTCATAGTCAATGCGCTGGAACTATCGCAGTACGCCTCGTTAAATACCCAACTCTCAGTTGCACCGTAATCTGACGTTACATCAATTGTATTCGGAATGACAACACCTGAAAGCTGCAGGTCACCATTTGAAGGCGAGTTCACGTAGCGATAAGTTCCCGCATCAATTGTTCCCTGCGCCGCAACCACATCATCAAAGTGTGAATACAGCGTCTCGGTTGCACTAATATCGGCAAAGTAGTTATCCGCAAACCCTGCTACCTCGACCCTATTGCCCGACGAGTGGACCGCTCCTCCTCCCGTACCTGCAAGACGGTAAGCTCTACCATATGAGCCTACCGCACCGCTGGGCGTCGAGATAAGAAGCTTATTCGACTGAAGCTCTACCGAACCGGAGTTTTCACCGTAATAAAAATCTAAACTACCAGCAAACGACGCACCCGAAGCATCTAATCTACAATCAAAATCCCTTATGTTATTTGCTCCGGAAGAAAGGTCTTTAATAAAATGCAGGTTCTCAGAAGCTGTAACCGCAGTAACGCTCATCGTGCCGAACCCCTGCATGATGGCGAACATTGCCGCCCCTGCAGTAGTGACGAAATTACTTTCGGCACCAGCTGTTCCAACTCCGTCAAAGTCGAATTTACAGTTAGTGAAAATAGTGTTCCCAGCGTTCAGCGTTACGATGCTGGAGCAGTAGCCGTTGTTCATATCGTAGTCAAAAGCCACTTCACTGAACAGCATCATCAGCCCGGCACCCACCAATAGCTTTGAAGGATCCGCACCTACCGCATTGGACTTCAATTTGATATTCTTGATAAACGCCATTGTCATTGGAGTCGCCGGTACGGTCATCACCGTTGCAGCATCCTGCTGGATGACTACACTACCCATCGCACCCTCACCAACCAACGTCGTGGAGCCTCCAGCTTTAGTCGTCACGGCTTCTATGTACGTACCGGGGTGGATAATGATCGTATCATTGGCACCGGACGCATTAATCGCAGCTTGAATAGTGTCGTAATCCCCGCCTGTCTTAGCCACGAGGAGCGTATTGCCGTACTTAGCACCTAAGATACTTACATTCGTAGAAACACCGTCGTCTTCTTTTTTGTACCAGTCCGAGGTACCTTCTTGCAGTATTATTGAGCCTTCAGGTGCGTCCGTAGCAACCGAGGTTGGATCATGATCTACCGTGACCGCCAACACCCCGTTACCTAGATCTGTGGTCCCCGTGATGGACATTAGCTGACCTCCACTCCGTCAAAATATTCACACTTCCAATCCACACTGTGCCCTACACCCCCTAATACTTGTACTAATACATTGTTGCCTGAAACAGATACTGTGCAGTCCCAGCCTGGCGCTGATTCACGAGTAAGAAGTGTCTGCAATGCCCCTTCTAATGTAGCCACCCCCGCACTCTCACGGTACACGCCGAAACACCGAACATACATAGCTCTATCTGGAGCATCTGTTCGACGGCCTACTACGCTAACCTTAAATAATAGTACTGTGTCATCCGGGATAGGTATCGTGCTTATTGTAGTCACAATAGCCCCAACGGTGGACACGGTGTCCACGTTAGGTCCGGAGCCTGCAGGAACTACCCAGGTGCCGTCTGCCCTCAAAAAATCAGAGGTACCTCCTCCTAACTTGGGGAGAAGGCCATGACGTGATGTGCTGGAGTCTAAATCAGTATTGTCGTCCGGAGTAGCGAGATCATCCAACTTTACGGCGTCAGCTCCGCCATCAGCATGGCGTGCCGCGTGGTCTTCAGCATGATGGTCATCGACCCCCACCACCGATATTTGCGCATGTGTCCCGATAATCCCCGTATGGTCGGCAGTTCCGTGGGGGGTATCTGCCTTGGCAGCCAACTCAGTCTGCAGATTATCTACGTCTCCAATAGGATGGTGGTGTGGTCCCGCGGCATGCACATCCGTAATCGGGTCTCCAGCATCATCCGCCAGTGTTACATGTCCCGCAGTAACTAATGTCTGGAGGTCCTCAGAGCTTTGTATCTCATCCTCAGTCACGTCTAACAGCAAGTTGTATGCTACTGTCGGATGCGGGAACGTTAGCGCTCCCATATCGTCAATTACTATAGGATCCAACGTTCCTGTGGTAGTTAGGTATACGCCAACCATTATCTCCTCCTCAGTACAAGGGACCCTGAAGGTGCATTGATGTTTGTACCGTTACAATACAGTTGAAGCTCATCTCCAGCATCAATATCTACATTAATTGTACTGTCATACGTCCGCTCTAAAGCAGCAACTGTAAGTGACGCGATAACTGCAGGATTATTGTTCTTGCGCACCTCTAGCGTCCAGGTGTGTGCGCCCGTAGTTGCAAGACTGAGGGCTACGATAGTAGCGTCGTACGGGATAACGAACCCTGACTGATTCGTAGGAGTTCCCCCGGGACCCCGGAGATACACGTTGGATATAGCTGCCCCTTCTCGTCCTCCAGACAAAAACATATCAGAAGTACCTGTTATGCCTCCGGCCAGGTTATCCAGCGCCTCTTTTACGGTTAAGCCCGGCACACCTGAATCATTCATAATTTTACTGGCAGGACCGTTGTACGCAGTGTAGGTGATCCTGCCGTCCCCTGCGTGCCAGTCAAGCTGTGCTTTTACCCGATCATACTGGGAGTCTATGAGCTCACGGGTCTCTACTTCTCCGGGATCTAGGGGGATAGTCAGCCGGCCTTCTGAGGGGTAAGGATCCTGGATCACTACGACCCCTGTACTGATGTTAGTTATTTGCACAGTATACATGCGACTCCTCTTACTAGATTACTCCGTAAAGCCTACGTTTGAAAGTATAGGCTAAAGATCAAAAAAAAAGGACGGCAGCAGTCAATTAAGACTGCTACCTCCTCTTGTAGTACTCGCAACGCTACTTCACTGGACTACCAACCCCCTCTTTAGTTTTCTGTCCCGTGCGTGCGTCCCAGGACGCGCCGCAGTCAGGACAGACCCACCAGACCGCATTCTTGTGCGTCGGATCCGTCACCTGTATCGCCCTGGTAGTAAACCGTGGAAGCTTGCCTTCTACTTCCCACTCAGCGCCACAGTGCAGACACGTCTTCTCGGCTGGAACTGTCTTCTCAAGATAAGTAGTAAAGCTTGAGCGCTTCGTAGTCGGCGCCCAAAACCCCTTTGATGTTCGTACGGTCAAAACTTTCCCCTATTTTCTTCTTATTAAGCAGATGGGCATGTGTCGGTACATATGTTTCATTGTACGCAAAGTGCATCCCTTCTGAAGTAGGCCTGTACAGCCCTACACCCTGCACTCCCCTGTTCGTATCGTCTGATTTCTCTAGGAGGCCCCAGTGTACCAGGTATACTCCATCTGTGGCATTCTTGTTTCCACCCTGAATAACCTCATTCGTCGCGTAGAATCTTACTGCCTCTCGGTACTTGGAGACGACCATCAAAAGAAACTTAGCCATATCCTTGCTCAGCTTGCGCTTATAGACCTTCACCTTCCCTCCACAACAGGGGCACACCACCCCGTCGTGCATCTTCTCGTGCATCTCCGCTTTAGCCTGTTCTAATGTAATTCCCATGCTCTCAATCTCCTACTGCCCACCTGGCCGCTAAAGACTCACACCTCTCCCTGCACCATGACTCACACCAGTCAGCGTCACAATACTTGGCTTCCAGCTCATCCATCCCTGCTAGATTATCAGCACAGATAGTATCCCATATGTCATTCCAGACTACATCTGGAGGGGTCTCCGGCTCGTACGTATAGGCGTCTGCGTGTACGATCTCCAGACGTTCCGGATAACGCTTCCGATACGTAGGGGATACCAAAGATATTACATCTTTCGACTTCTCCACTACTACCACATTGAGGACGTCAGGATTAGACATTAAAGGTGCAATGCACAAGCCTAGCCCTAAGCCGTTAACAAGGACTGTCCCGTAAGCAGTGTCGATGAATTTCTGATGATCTTCACGCTCTACTAGGGTATCAGACATAACAACCGCTGGTATTTTTGACAGGCGTACCAGGCGTGTGTATTTACCGGGAACCACAGGTCTGCGTCCTGTTGCGTTATACCTGAGTGCATCCAATGCGCTGATCTCAAACTTGGACACCTCGTGGCGGTTACAAATCCCCTCCGGGATATCCACTGGTGTAATTTCCATTCTCCACCTTGTCCTTTATATTTTGTATTGCTTTTTCACCTTCTTGATACCCTGCACCATACTGGGCTTCCAGGTCCTGATCTACAATAAGCACATCAGGAACTTTACGCTGTACACCATCTACGAAACCCAGTAGGTACAGACTTTGCGCTGCGGGACTACCCCTCATCGGAACTACTAGCCGGGCGTGCGGGACATCTCGAGTTCTCCAATTGAAGCTCCATTATTTCAATCCCGTGGAGGTCGTTATTTCTTTTGCGATATTCAATCCGGTCTTCAATCTCCTTACGCTCTTCAGGGGTATTGGCGTGCCGCACTACACAGTTACATTTCACCTTTTCCCAACGCGCCGGCTCCTCCTCCCAATACTCCATGTCCTCTGTGTATTCAGAGCCATCCGCAGATTCACGGATATCAAGCGCCATAGCATCCAACATGGCGTCTGTAGTGTCGTCAGGAACCTCTCGAGTTATCGTACATTCCTGGCGGGTCATTGCTACCAAGTAGAACGTGACCTTCATTCTTCTGCCTCCCTCTCCAACCTTTCCTGAAACTTCTGTAGGGAGAAATTTACAAGTGCCACTTGTTTCTGTGCCACTGCAATAACTCTCTGAGCTTCTCCTACCTGCTCAATATCCGACGCCTCTGTACTAAATGTTTCGTGAATCTCCCGGCAGATAAACCGAGCGAGCCCATCTCCATGCTCTTCGTCCGGGGACTCAAAGTACTTGAGAATCAGGCCGTCATCGTACGCCGCGTCAACAACTGCAATCAGCTCCTCTATTTTCATCTGACTTTCTCCTAACAGGCTTTGCATGTGGCGATACAGGTGATGCAGTAAGCGGTCCAACTGGAATTTAACATCCGCAACAATAACCTGCGCCTGAGTTATCTGCGCGCCATCCGACGCATCAACGTCGTGTGTTTTCCCTATCTTCTTGCATAGCAACTTTGCACAGTTGTCTCCGCGCCTCACGTCTGCGTCGTCCTCTGTCTCGAAAATTTGTAGCATCTGGTCCCTGTCGAGACTCCTGTTAACTATCTGGAACAACTCATTCAGCATTGTACGCCTCCTTTTGCTTATTTTCCTCGCAGGTCTTCTAGTTCCTCTTCCTGCTTCTTGATTGTCCACAGCATCTTATTAACAAAGAGCTGCTTCTTGGATGTTAGGACCGAGAAGCACCTGCAGCCACCATTGGTACGCATGCCTGAGGGCTTCGTTCTGTCCCGGTAATAACACGAATTATCTCCACAATCTAAGGTGGAGGTTAGCCAATTTTCGTCGTTGAATGCCATTAGCCCATCCAACTAGTCAGAATCCAGGAGGGCTCCTGCCACTCTGCTCCCAGAAACTCACAGAACTTCTTTAGTTTGGCAATGTCTTCCTCTGTCACATTGAAATGGTCTTGCGATAGCGTAACAGGACAACCGCGAGAAGCGGACTTATACGTGGAAACCAATGCGATATCGTGTGCTACACAGTAGTCCCCACCGTGGATGTACACTTCACATCCCAATTCGGCAATAGCCTTGTTCCTCGCGTCATAGTATAGCCCAAACTCTGCGTAATTCTCTCGCACAATACCCATCTTTTGGGCCAAGTAGTCATCCCAGTCCCAATCATCCCCTAGGATCTCCCAGGGTAATGCCTCTTCTCGGTCTTCTTCATTGCCTAGAGAGAAACCAAAGAAGATAACTCCATCTGAACTGATACTCATTTGACATTCTCCTTCTTGCTGTACTGTATCTTCGCCTCCATCACCTCACGCAACTCGGTTAAAGAGTCGCAATTGCGACAACGAATGTGGACATTCAAGTGTTTTCCAGGAACCTCTCTTCCTACTATCTCGTAGATTAACTCATTGTTGCATCCACATATCCCGCAGATGATGTGGAGTCTTGGGTTAGCTATGGACATTAGTTTTCTTCCTTCCACTTCTTGTAGTCGTCTGCTCTGGAGATGTACTTATCGTGCGGAATACTTTCTAAGTATGTAATACCTAGTGTGTAATCTCATCGAGACATACTAGAGACTTTGAGTGTTTGGCATATCTGTCCAAGTCCTCAGTGCAGTCTACGAACATCTCCCAATGTTCATTGCTTGTTGTGCGGCCTATTTTTAGGGCCGAAAGGCACTCCTCTTGGGCGATGGGAGAGTTGATTATAGTCGGCTGAAGGTTATGTATCATATGACACAAAATGCCGTAAGTGACGAAGGATACAATTAGGTATCCGCCGAATAACTTGGAGGTCATTTATCAATCTCCCCTTTCTGCGATGTCTAGCATCGCATCCAAAAGATGAATAACACCTTCTACATTCTCTTCTCTCGGTAATGACAGCAAATGATCTCGCTGTTTACGGAGTAAAGGAATGTCTACCTCAGGAATTACTATTGTCTTTGTATCCATAGGGCCTCCAATGATGTTTAAGGATTACGCTCTTTTACCACTGGAAGGGGAGATTTTTTAGGAGACAAAGCCGCCTGCAGCTAACAGCAAAAAAGAGGGCGCTACGCCCCCCTTTCCTTTCTACTTCTCCCCCAACCACGCTTTAACTTTTTCTTTAGACCCCCAGCATGGAGCAGGTGCTTCATTGTACAGGTAGCCCACGAACGCAGGGAGGTTCGCAAGATTCTCGTCGTCGGCCCTCCCCACTGCTTCAGAGAGATTGTTCTCCAGGACTGCAGTAAGAAAGTCACCTACCTTACAATGCTCCTCAGTGTAGCGGAGAAGCGCTGCCAGCATCTGAGGGCGGATGTAGTATCCTCGATACGTGTACTTTTCCATCTATCCCTCCAGCAACAACACACTACCTACGGTATTCCCGTTGCTGTCATGTAGAGGCAAGGTGGTCTCCCTGGGAATGTTTCCCACGGGTGCAGCGTACAGCCGTACTGCTTTCTTTGCAGCTTGTTTCAGTACTCGCACTACTTCTTCCGGATCGCCTACGAACGCATCGTTGGTGGTGGTAATCTCTGTCACAAATTTCATGTGTGTACGCTCCATTCGTTGTCGTAGCTGTGGTGTATCAGGCCGCCCCACATCCAGGGCTCCCATACACCATCGCGCAGCCTGCTCCACGTTACGCCGTAACCTGCGAAGTCGTACCCGAGAGATACTTTGTTCTTCTCAGGGTCATGGCCATAATTCTTGAGGTATTCAAACTGGGCTTCGAGAGACTCGAGACTATCTGTCTCTTTTGCTTTCTCCAACATCTTCTCGTGATGCTGGGGATTATCTATTACTAGCATGTATGACACTCCTTGTCGTGCTCACATTTCTTACATAGCGAATCAACCCCTGGGCGGTACTCGTCACAGATCTTACCTACAGGACCACCCCAGTCACGCGGGTCACATCTACAGGCTTCTGGCATATCCTCCACCCATTCCCTGAACCTGCTTGCGCAGGCCAGGACATCTTCGGCTTTTGTGATCTCCTCCTCAGTCTCTTCTAGCAATTTCTGTTTGTGGAGGTTCATGTGCTGAGGGCCTTGGTCCGCTCCGTAAGAATCTCCACCTCCGCCTGAGCTGTAGCGAGCTTACGGGCTACAAGCTTCTTGTACTCGTCCTCCCGATAAGTCTTACCCTCTAAAGTCTGGGCTTCCTTGGTGGCACTCTTTAGACGCTTTTCATGGGTCTCCACGTCGGCTTTACGACGTTGGAGGGCCATGACGCGTCTGGTACTTTGCTTGTGTTTCATTTGTCGTCCTCTCCGTGCAGTGCATCAGTTATATGTCTGAGCTTCACTGCAGTTGATCACTGTTCAACTCCAGCGAGAATGGCTGCGAGCTGATCCATTAGGTAAACTGGCATACCATCTACATGATGTTGTTCTTCAAACCATGTTTGTATTTTTTTTGATCTGCTCTTCCATGCTATTACACGTCTCCCACAAGCTGACGCACACATCAGGGGTACAGTTACATCCGTCATGCCATGTGGCACATTCCTCGGGAGTCTTGTGGGGAGCCCAGGGACCCTTCAGATACTCAGCAAGTTTGGCCTCTGCTTTACCTGCACGTACGCGTTCCAGTCGGGCACACTCTTTCAGATCCGTTTCTATGTCGACAAGTCGCTGCAGCGCCATCCGGATGGCATCCGGAGTAGCATGCTCGGCACAGACGACCATCTGCGGTAGCGCAGCACGCTCGCAGTACTTGTTGGCACACTTCATGGTCTCTCCTTTACTTTTTCAAGTTATTCTTCCCTGTCACACCTCTCCCAATCTCTCTCGAAGTCATCGCGAGACATCGCAACCCCCTGGCTATCATCGTCCGTAACGTCTAGATAGAGATGGATCTCATCCTCATAAATCTCATCGAGGGTTCCAATCTCTCCGCCACATTTGTACTTCTGGCCGAGCCTATGAGTTTCCTGGGCTGTTGAAAACTCCACAATTTCTTCCTCCTCTTTACAGGGGAAGCCCCACACCTTCACATCAGCTTTTGTGCCGCTGCAGCACTCAATGTACTTTTCTGTTTTGAACATAAGTACGTCTTCAACCAGGCGGGCATGGGTGCAGCCTACCATTGCCTCTGTGTGTGGGTGGCAATTCTCTTCCAGCCACTTCATCAAAGGCTCTGCGGCCTCTGCAAACTCGCTTTTCTTTTCGCTGTCCATACTAACCTCTCTTATTTTCTATGCGTGTTGGAGTGCCCACCCTGATAAGTCCCTTCGGAGTGACCCTCACTTCCAGGCATTGTTTCTTCGTCATGACTCTTAGTGTCACGCTCCCTTTGTCACTTACGCAGCGCTCAACTATTGCAGGTCCCCAGTTAAAACCAAATTGTGTTTCAGTCAGGGTATCATCTTCCAAGACGTTAATCATCCTTCACCCTCACAGTATCTACCCACAGGTCTGACCACAAACTATGTGCGACTGAGGACAAGCAATCAGGAGCTCCCAGGCTCCATCCGTCTTCGCGCACGTAGATCACATCCCAGGTGATTCCCAGTTTTTTAGCAGCCTCTGGGGAGACTGCGTATCCCTTCTCGTCAATAACTACACGCGTTGGTGTCATCATTGCCTCCACGCTCCTGTTCCTTCATATGGGTATTTCCACTCAAACGCGAGCCGCTTCTCTTGAGTGTGCATGTCCTTAATAATGAGACGCTCTCCAGCACCGCGCCACCCCAGGGATAGAGCGCGGCACTCGTTACCTCTCTCATCGCAGGCGTCAATCAGCGTACCTTGCGGAGGGGTGTCATTCGCCACTTTCAACCTCCATTCCCTGATCTAACTTCTGTTCGTTAGTCATGGCCGATGCCCTACAGGCGCAACAGCATTCACCGTCCCACCAGTGCTCACAATGAATGTGGTCTTCAGTTTTGGGACAGAATTCCTCGTTAGTGATTTCAGTCATTACGTTCTTTCGCGCGACCTAACGATTGCCTATACACGTCATATGCATGATCCCATGCCCTTGCAAACGCATCTACCGCATCACCGCGTAAAACAGAAATCAGTTTATTTTGTTGGGATAGGTAAATGCACGGTTTGCCGTCTTCTATCCCACGAGTAGCTGCCGGATGTATGTAGGCTTCTTTAGTCATCCCATCACCTCTAAAAGGCGCTGACTATTGTCAGCTTCCCTCTGCAACTTTAACTGCTGCGCCCTCTCACACTCAACCTTACCGATTTCGGTGCAAGGATAATTTTCAGACGCAAACTCCGCGTCCATCGTGCACGGGAGGCTGGCTATCCGATGGAGAGCTTTCAACCGCTCTTTCAACTCAGCGTTTTCGACTTGAAGCTCTCTAATCTCGGCCTCTTTACTTTTAATCACCACTCACCTCCATATACTCCTCAACCGTACCCATTTTCCGGGATGGAACATTCTCCTACACCCTCAATATACCCATACCCGCACATAATGTCGCAACACCACCATTCTTTCGGGTTTTTACTATCCCTGACAAGACCACTCAATCCGCATCTTGGACAAGTGGCAGGAAGATCTTTCTGGAGTCGTTTATTTTCTTTTCGAAGTGCTTTTATAGTGTCGAAACACTTATCAAGACATTCCCCACAAACATGGCGACTTTGAGGGCGATAACAACGTGCTAACGTACCGCAAATATCGCAAATT